GCCCCCCGAGCCGCCGCCGCCGCCCCCCGCGCCGCCGCCGCCGCCCCCCGAGCCGCCGCCGCCGCCCCCCGAGCCGCCGCCGCCGCCGCCGCCGCCGCCGCCGCCGCCGCCACCGCCCCCCGAGCCGCTGCTCTGCGACATAAACTCGAGGATGCTAGACTGCCTCCTCTTGTCGTCGGTGGTCCTCAGGGTGCCCTCCTCGAAGCACACGCGGACCGGGGATGAATGCTTGTTCGCCCCTGGGTCTGCCGGCGGGCCCCCGTGCGACCCCGACTCTATCAGATTCTGGTAGTGGAACAAAATGTGCGCGGTCGCGCTATAGTACTCTATCTCGTCCCCGGCTGTCAGGAGACACGACGAGATGGCGTCGTGCTCCGCTTGCAGCCCGCGCTTGTTCGAGGCGACCGGGCCGCCGTCGAAATCGTACGTGTGCCCATCCATGATAGAGTAGATAGCCTATTATTCGGGACGCGTAATTTTCTTACACTCCAAACGCGCGTTTGAATGCAGTCATAGACGTTCCGGCCCTGTCTAGACTATCTAGCTCCGCGATCGTCGATTTTACTATGGAGTCGCAGGCGACGCGGGTGTCTCTCTCCCTGAGAAAATCCCTGGCCTCCCTGACGGCGTCGGCGAGCGCCAGTTCCATCCACGGGGCTACGTGTTTGACTCTGTCAACTGAGGAGGGCCTGATGACATCTACATCTGTAAGGGGATTCTTGGGATCCTTTTTGGCCGACGCCCACGACGACAGGGACTTCCACCGGGGCCACTGTTGACAGGCGGGGGGGAACATTGCGCGATTCCCCGAGACCCATAGGATGATAAAGTTTACGAGCGACGATCCGAAGCCCTCCTCCGTCTCCCCGAGGAACCCGCGTTTCCCCTTGCTGATGGCGAAGCGGTATAGCGAGCGGGACCTGCCGTCTGTCTCCACCTCCACCCATGACGTTTTGTTGTCGTCGATGCAGACGCGCCCCACTATTTCGCAGCCGCCGCCGCCGTACGGGCATATCCTGGTCCCCAACAGAACCTCCGTGTACACGTACTCGGCCAGAGGCTTCCCGATCTCCGAGGGGGTGTGGGCCACATTCAGGCTCAGGGTTGCGGGGGTCGAGGCAGCCTCGAGGGCCGCCGCGACATTGTTGAAGACCTGCCCTTCCGCGGTCCTTAGCGGGGAGCTCCCGCACAGCAGGAACATCTGCAGCGAGAGCCCCTGCTCGATGGCAGCCGCCTCTCGATCGGTCGCCTCGCATGACTGGGATCTGTAGAGAGCGTCGACCTTCAGCTCGGCCGGAAAAGTCCTCACAAATTCCAGGCACAATTCGGTTTCTTCCTTGGACAGGTTATTGAGGCTCATGTTGCCCTTCCTCAGCACGTACAATATCACCCCGAGGGCCCTGACCGGACCCCTCCTGGCCTTCTTGATGTGATTAATCAGGCAGTGGTTCCCTCCGGGAGTTTTGCACGTCGCGCATATAAGCGTTTCGACCTTCCGCAGGTGACATGGCATGTCAATGTTCATTTTTACAAAAAAAAAAAAAAAATAAATTCCAAAACTGTAATGATGTGCCGCCCAGGCCCAGCCTTCTATGGTCTCTCCTGTGGGTGTCTCTCAGCCGCTGGGGGCTATCTACCGATTGTTGGCCCGCCGAGGGGCTGTCTAAAGTTTGCCGGGGCTATCCGACAGCCCCCCGGCGCATCAAAGTCCCCCCGGCGCCGATGTCCATCAGGGCGAGTACCCTCGACGTCGGCGCAGCTGACTCGAAGCCGCACTCGATCAAATCCTCGATGGCGCCGGTCTGCGAGTCTCCGACATGCACAGCCAGGGACAGGCCGATGCGGTCGGCGGCCGTTATCAGCCTCTTGAGGCAGAGGAGACCTACCCCGCGCTCGGCTTTCTTGCGGCGCACGCTGAATAGGTTGATTATGCCCACCGGCAGGTAGCCGGGCTTGGGCCGCAACGAGTCGCGCCCGCGCCCGGCCGGCAAAACCCATGCCACCCTCGCCACGGCGTCCACAGTTCGGCAATCGTGGACGACGCTGAGCCACACGTCCTTTTTGAAAACCACGTCGGCCCTTATGGAGGAGCCGTCGGGCCTGCCCTGTCCGGCCTCGATAAACAGGTCCACGGCCGAGAAACCCGGACCCCTGGAGCGGGATATGAGGTTTTCGCAGCTGGACATCAGCCCGTTGTCCCTGAGGTAGCGGGCCACGTCCATGACCGAGCCCCGAGCCGAGAACACTGGCTTTCCCTGCAAGTCCTTGGCGCCGACCTCCCCGACGCAATCGCCGACTCCCTCCTCTTCTCGGCGAGAAAGCCGGCGCCTCGGAGGCGACAGGGCGTCCCCGTCGTCGTACGGGGGCGCTGGCGATAAGGGAACTAATCTGTCGAATCCCATCATTATTTGAAAAATATTTGGATTAAAAAATATAATAAAGATAAAAAAAAAACACACAAAGAGTGGCGCTTCTCCCTCCCCTTGACCTATATATTCGCATAAAAATGGGTTTAAAACCTCAGAGAAGGTCGGGTTTTCATTGAATTGAATTCGTCAATGAAAACCCATCCGATCAATTTCGCCGGCGGGACGGCGCTCCTCCTGACAGACGACTTGGCGGCAGGGCTGCTCCTCCGCCATATGGAGGTAGACCTCGGCGCGAGGCCGTGCTGCCGGCAATACGTTGAGCTTGACGAGCTAAGCGCGCCGCTTGAAGACGCCGCAAGCATCCTAGCGGCCTGCGACAGGGCCGTGTCTGGCGCCGGCGGCCGGGGATGCTTGATGCACGCGCTGACCACGGGACATCCCTACCTGATGGTCCTCGCGACGATGGGACGAACCCGGGTCTGCGCCTACGCCAGCCGCAGGCTCGGGCGGGGCCACTCGTCACCCAGGATCGTCCTCGACAGCCAGTTTTTCGACGACGAGACGCTGTTCGACGGGACGGTAGTCGCCGGCTGCATCGTGCGCGGGGACGCGTTTATCGGCGCCGAAGGCGGCGTCCAGGCCGAGGAGAGGTGGGCGTTTCTCGCCGACGACTGCCTGGCTATCAGAGGCGAGGCAGTGTCGAAAAAGCCGTTCGCCGAGCGGAGAGCGGCGCTGCAGGATGTCGTCGCGTCCGCCGTCGATCAGGGGGACGGGTGGGCCACGCACGTCATCCGGGAAAAGCGGTTTTACTCGGCGGACGAGGCAGGCGCCGGGGAGCTCGCGTCGAGACTCGCCGAGTCCCGGCCCTACTCTTGCAAGGGGGTCCTTCTGAGGTCTACGGAAAGGCTGAGAAAGGACATCCTCGTCGGCGCAAGAGCCGCCGGCCGAGTGGCAGACGGCGCCGAGAGGCCGCTAGACGGCGCCGGGAGGCCGCTAGACGGCGCCGGGAGGCCGCTAGACGGCGCCGAGAGGCCGCTAGACGGCGCCGGGAGGCCGCTAGACGGCGCCGGGAGGCCGCTAGACGGCGCCGGGAGGCCGCTAGACGGCGCCGGGAGGTCCCGATGCGGCGAAAACGTGGTCGCGACTCTTTCGGATACCGGCATGCCCGATGTTTACAAGGCGTCCATTGACGGCGCAGAGCCCTGCTGGGCCAGCGTGCCCACTATCGCCCTAAGCCAGCAGATTCGCGACGCGTTTGTCAAGCGGGAGGGGGAAGTTCGCTGGCTATGCGCCCGCGCCTCGAGCGGAAAGCTGGTTCCTTTGCAGGGCGGCGGTCCAGTCTGACTCTAGCGCCGGCGCCTTGACGCCGAGCGCCACCGAGAGCGAGAGAGCCCGACAGGCCGCCGAGAGCGAGAGAGCCCGACAGGCCGCCGAGAGCGAGAGAGCCCGACAGGCCGCCGAGGGCTTGAGGCGGCCGGAATCCCAGCAGCGGCAGCAGGGGCAGCAGGGCCCTCCTCGCGGAAGACTTGGACGCGCAGCTGTCGACCTCGACCGAGGCAGAGGCGCTCCCGTTTTCGTAAAATTCCACCTCTAGGGAGGCCCCCGAAACCTCGACTGACACCCTCTGAAAGCGGCAAGTGACGAGCGGCGCGGCGCCGCAAGCCAGGAGGAGGCCGGCTGAATGTCCTCTCCTGTTATGGGAGGACGTCACGATCACGAACCCGGGCTGGCCGGAATCTGGGGGGCCGCAAACGACATCTGCGCCGAGCTGGTGACCTGCAGGAAACGCCCTCAGGCGGACGCCTGAGCCTGAGCCGGCGCCCGAGCATGCGCCCAGGTCCGCGTCCCTCGACTTTTCTACCAGGCAGCCGTCCGGAAGGATCATTCGGAGCACGTCGGAAACCCGGGGCTTGGATCCGAGGGGCAGGGCCCTGGCGATGACCGCGGTCGCGCCGCTAGCGCCGACGTCGCACGAGGCGTGCATGCTTGGGAGCGTGTGGTCCCTGCCAGCCGCCGCCTGCCCCGAGCGAGATGCGGCCGCCTCGGCCCTGTCGTTTGCCGCCGAGGCCGAAGACACCACTATCAGGCGGGCGTGGGCCGCGCGGTCCCGCTTCATGGCCCCCAGCAGCCTCGCGGCGAGGGCTCCCCCGGCGTCCTCGGTGTCGACGCCGCACGTAGATGACTTGTGCTCCATCTTGCTAAATTCTCGTAAAATTAAAAAAAAAAACGACTTGCTTTCTATAAGCACGAAAGCATTTAAAGGACTGAAAAAGAATGTTTCCGTTCTTTAATAAAAATAAATGATAGTCATATACACCGACGGGATTCTTACCCTTGAGCAGAGGGACTCGAGAGAAACGCTGGGAGGGTTCGTTACCCGGGCTATTTTGTCCCACGGCATCAGGCTGAGGACGGCCGGCGAGGCGGCCCGTGAGCCGCAGCTACGCGAGGAGCCGACGCAGCTACGCGAGGCGGCCAGTGAGCCGCAGCTACGCGAGGAGCCGTCGCAGCTACGCCATGAGGAATCGCGTCGCAGGCCGCTCGAGCAGTCCCGGGAAGAATCGCGACGCGCCGTGTTCGAGCTCAGGGGCTGTGGCTACCGATAGTTTTTTCGCCTTTGTTTTTTTTTTGTCTAAATGTACAACATACACACATTCGACAGTCAGCCAGATATGCCCGCTACTAAAAAGGGGGGATACACCCTCGAACAGCTCCTGGTCCCCGCGGCCCTGACTGCCACAGCTATGGTAGCCAGGCCCGCGCTCAAGATTGCCTCCAACCTCACCGAAAGAGCATCCAAATCTGTTAGGGCGGCCATCCCGTCTTCCAAGATGTTTTCTATGGGCCGCAAAAAGACCACCGCCACGGGGCCGGCAAAGTCCAAGAAGACAACCAAGGGGGGCTACGAGACCATGAACGTGCTTTACGGAGGCAACACAGAGTCCTCGCCGTCCCAATACCCGTTCGAGTCGATCGATCCGGGCATGGCAGGGGGGGCTAAAAAGCGGGCCAAGCCCAAGACCAAAAAGGCGACCTCTGTTAAAAAGGCGACAACGGCCAAAAAGGCTACAGCCAAGAAGGCAGCCGCTAAGAAGAAGAAGGTCACAAAGAAGAAGTGAGCCCCTAAAACCTAACTAATCCTGGCAGTCTTGCGCGGGGGAGCCGGCGCGTCGCTTGAGGCGTCTATGTCGGCCAAGCCGTCCGCGTCGCAGTCGACGCCTACGGACAGATAGTCGTCATTACAGTCGGTCTCGTCGGCGATGCCCAGCTCGATGAGGCGCTTCATGTTGACGGGCACCGGCAGGCTGCTGTCGGCGCCTGTCTGTCCCGAGGCCCCGGCCTGCCCGAGGCTCGTGACGAACAGCTGGACGGCCGTGGGGGTGACGCCGAACGTGATGGCGTCGCAGTCCTTGCCGGCGTTGATCCAGACTCGCAGCTCCAGGAAGGCGTGCACAGAGGCCCCCTCGAGGTGCCTCGCCTCGCCGGAATATCCCGCCTGGTCCAGGCCGTCGGGCAGGGTCTCGTCGTATGTCATCTCGGGGGGGTTGGCGCTCAACCTCCCGGCGGCGCCCTTGCGGCGATCGAAGAAGCGCGTGGCGCGCATGCCGGGGCCCTTTTCAATCTTGACGTTGAAGGTCCCGGGGTAGGCCTCGCGAAACATGGGGTTGAGCTCGACCGGCCTGCCGCACAGCTCTGCAGCTGTCAGGCTGCGCCTCACGAGCTTGCCGATTTTGCTCTCGATCCTCTGGAGAGCCCGCATGGTCTCGTCGCCCAGCTTCATCTGCACCTTGAATGTCGAAGGCTTGGCGCCGGCGTTGAGAAACTCCTTGACGGCCCGGGGGCACTGCACGACTCCGATGTCAGCGATCTTGACGCGGTCCTTGTTCAGGAGCGCCGTGCAGTATCGGATCATGCCCGGGTTGGTCGAGTGTGGCCCCAGGGAAATTTCGGAAACGTCGATGGCATTCGCGTCAAGATAAGACATTTTTTTTTTTTGGTTCGTTTTTTTTGTTTTGGCGTTCTCTCTTAGTTTAAGGAACAATTGGCGGTATTGATCAGCTCTGCGGGGGGTGTGGCCGTTATGTAGCCTAGCTACTAGCCCTTGCGAGAGCCCCCGCGTCTCTGCGAGGCTACCCGCGAGAGGCTACCCGCGAGAGGCTACCCGCGAGAGGCTCCCCGCCGGATCGCCCACCGGCTGAATATTTTTGTCTGTAAAAAAAAAATATAACATTTCTAGCCTCTGAATGATGCGATGGATTAACCGCAGGTCGCCCTCCGGCGGCGACCGCGACGATTACGACGCAAACATCGATATCGGAAACGCGTTCGGCCGAGTCGTTCGCCACGTCGCAGACGTGGATGCGGCGGCGCCGGTTGTCCAGTCGCCCCCACCGAATCAGGACACTTGCGTGATATGCATGGAGAGCTTCGAGGACGTTGCTGGCAGGGAGGGCGCCGACGATAAGAGACTAAGGGAAACAGTGTGCGGGCACGCCTTCTGCTCCCCCTGCCTGACAAAGTGGCTCGGCGACAACGTCGCGTGCCCCGTCTGCAAGAGGGACCTGACGGCCGACGGCGGCCTGTCCCTGAGGGACGATGTCGGACAGAGATCGGACGAGGCCGACTTGGTCGCTTTAATCCTGGGGCTAGGGATAGACGCAGGCATCCGAGGCATAGACGGCGCCGACCGAAGGCTCGATTCGGCGGCGCTTAGCGGCCTCGGGCTTCGAAGCCGGCGCATATCTGTCTTCACACACCCGCCGGCCGCGAGGAGCCCGGCTGGCGGTAACGGCATCGCCGCAGGCGCCGCGATGCCGCAGCCGCTGTCTTCTCTCTCGCTGCGGCCGCAGTCGCTGCTGTCTCAGCCGCAGCAGCGGACGCAGGCGCCCAGTAGGCCTCCTCCGGTCACGGCGCTCGGTATGGATACCGCGGCGCTCCAGGCGATGGCGTTCGATATGATGGCCCCGGACTCGAGGGCTTACGAAACTCTCGCGCTTGATGCCCTTGAGTACGAGGCGCGCGCTCTGGAGGCCCGCGCGTTCGAGAGCCTCGTCACAGAGGCCCTCCTGGCCGAGGCCATCGCGACGTCGAGGCGCCCGTCGTCGGCGTCGTCGTCGTCGTCGTCGTCATCGTCGTTCTCGTCGCGCCCGGCAGACAGGAGCGCGCAAAACCATTCCGCCCGGCAGGGAGCTACGCCGTCGGCGCCTCGATCGAGTTACGCGCTGTCTTCGGCGCCTCGATCGAGTTACGCGCTGTCTTCGGCGCCTCGATCGAGTTACGCGCTGTCTTCGGCGCCGCAGATGTCGGCAGCGTCGTCGCGACAGTCGGCGCAATGGGGAGAACCAGGAGATCCCAGGCACATGGAAGACGCCGAGTATCACTTTCGGGAGATGGCTAGGATCATTCACAGCTGCATTCGTCTATAGTTTTTTATTATTTTTTTTGTTTTCGTGTGATCAGCTCGGATCGAACAGCTTGTTTCTCAGCCGCATCATCGCCACGTCGTCTCCCATCGACGAGCACACCATGTGAAACGCCTTTCTTTTCAGCATACGCATTATAAAGTGGAGGCAAAACACCCCGCACTCCGTGTTGCGCCGCTGGAGGGGGTTGTCGTTGAAGGCGTACAGGGGTTCCGGAGTCGGGCCGTTGGCGTCGCGGAGCTGGTCGATGACCTTGGAGGCGAACTCGTCTACCTCTGGCGTCGGGGGGCGCCCGGTGCTGTCGAAGTAGTAGCATCCGTACCGGCTGTCGTCCGGGCACGCGTGGATGAACACCGCTACCCAGTGCTGGCCCTCGCCCGTGTGCTTGTCCGTGTTGAGGACGAGGGCTGCCTTTTTAGCGCCGCGTGATATGACGTCGGACCGGACGCTGAAAGCGCACAGGTTGGAAACGCAGTCCCCGGTCCGCTTGCGACCCATGAAGTCCATCGGATGCACCCCCATGAGAAGAAAGTCCGCGTGGCGAGCCGTGTGTCGCCTCAGGGCCTCCTCGATGTCCTCGTTGCTCAGCCACTCGGTCGGGTTCTTCTTCCAGCTCTCGGGCATGCGCGGCGCAAACGACAGGTCAAGCCGCTTCTCCGCCTCGCCGTCCAATATCCCGAGCCCTAGCCAGCACCGCTCGTTCTCGCAGGCGGGACCGAGCCGCGCCTTGAGCTGGGAGACGAGGCTGTCCGTGGAGGCCCCGCGGATGTTGACGGGGCCGAGCCTGGATGCCCCGGCGGCGGCGGAGGCCCCGGCGGCGGCGGATGCCCCGGCGGAGGCCCCGGCGGAGGCCCCGGCGGCGGATGCCTTGCCTCTGGCAGAGGCGCTTGTTCTCCCGCGGAGGACGCGGTTGTAAGCCCTCGCGACCTCGACCAGCTCGTCGTGCGAAAAGCACGTCTTGCGCTTGTCCTCCGACGCAGAGGACCTGGAGCAGGTGGGCGTTTTGACGACGCCGGACGCCGCCGAGTCCGCCGCAGAGTCGCCGGCGGCTTTACTAGGCGTTCCGATGCCCCCCCCGCGCCGGCAAGAAGACCGCCTTGCTCTACCCCGCTGATTACTAGCCATCGTTGTAGATATACGGGCGAAAATCACCTGAGCTGAATCCCGACCCCGCCCTCGATCGAGGACGCGGCACCTATCGTCATCGGCTGCGCCTTGACCTGGCCGGCGTAGTCCTCGCAGTCGACCTCGACCGCCCGGTACTTGTAGCACTCGTCGTCGTCGCCCGGGTAGCGTCCCACGCTGGCGGCATCGTCGGCGCCTGGAGGGAGGCCGTCGGGGGGCGCCGATCCCGCGTACACGATCTTGCCCGCGTTGAACGGCGTCGGAAACTTGATGACCACCTTTGGCGGGGGCACGGTGACGTACGTCACCATGAGGCCGACCCCGAGCGCGATGATAAACGCGGGGGCGTTGAGGAACGACCAGACGCCCATTGCACCCTTTGTGTTTGGTTTATATATTCTTCGATTCCTTTTTATTTTTTTTATCCGACGCAAAACAAAAAGCACGATGAATACTCATTCAGGCTCTGGCGCCGACGGAGTGCCCTCCCAGACGGCCCCGAACATCACGGTGGCGACGTCCCCGGCGGAGCTGTACGACATTCAGGCGAGGCCCGGGAGCGACACGTGCGCCGTGGACGCGGAGGTCGAGTACAACAGGGGCATCTACGGCCGGACGATGTACAACCCGTACGGCAGCGCCCGGGACACGCTCATCGGCTTCTCTAGCGGCAGCCGCAACCTGCGGTTCGGCGACGGGGTCGGCGAGGCCCCGCCCGCCCAGGTCGACGAGTCTTCCCTTCTCCGCCACGGCTACGGGTGGAACCCCAGGGGCAAGAACCAGCTCAAGACCAGGACCTACCAGGCCCCGGCTGACCTTTCCGCGGCCAACATCGACAAGGTCCCCGACGAGGCCGGGATCATGTGGGGAGACTCGACCTTCGACAGGCACTCGGCGCTTTCCGGCGTGACGATCGACCGCTTCGAGCCCCTCCTGCCGGACCTCGAGAAAGAGGTGCAGAACGCGGACCACATCGTGCCCACGGCCTGGGTCAGGGGGGGCCAGGACACCCGGACGCAGACCCGCACCCTGAGCTACGTCGGGGACCGGGGTTTCGCGCAAGGCGGCGCCGGCTTACAGGGCGTAGCGGGCGGCCCGGGGGGGATGCCGGGCGGCCCGGGGGGGATGCCGGGCGGCGCCGGGGGAGGCTTGGGGAGCATCCAGGGAGGCGCGGGGGGCGGCGCGGGCTTCGGGGGCTCCCCCGGGGGCTCCCCAGGCGGCCGCGAGAGCACGGCGTGGGTCCTCCCGAGGCCGGGCAGCCTCTAGGGGGCTTAAAGGAATAAATAAAACAAAAAAAAAAAAAAAACAAAGCGACACCTTTCACCTCCCCACACTTTAATTTTTTAATTTATCGACAATGTCCGCAGTCACTCTCTTCAACGATTTCGACCCCAGCACAGTCAACGAGGCCTCCGTCAAGCACCTCGACACCGGCGGCAAGATGGTGTGGCTCACCCACGTGGGCGGCAAGGAGACGCACAGCACCCCCATCATCCTCCAGACGGGCCAGATGAGGACGACCAGCGGGATCCGCTGCTGGGAAAACGAGGGCGCGGCGCCCAAGTACTCGATGGAGCTCGTGCTCGAGGCCGGGACCCTAGAGTACGAAAAGCTCATGGAGTTCGACCAGCGCATCGTCGACATCGCGTGCGCCACCAAGAACAAGTGGATCAAAAAGGCCACCAGGGAGGTCCTCGACGCCCTCTACCACCCCTCGGTGCGCGTCCCCCGCGACAAGGACACCGACGAGGTCACCGACAAGTGGCCCGTCACCTTCAAGGTCTCCCTGCCCCAGAGGAACGGGGGTTTCCAGTGCGAGCTCTGGGACAACAAGCGGACCCGGCTCGACATCCCCGAGTTCATCAGCAGCGGCGCCGGCAGGAACGCGCACGTCACGGTCATCACCCAGTGCACCGGCATATGGGTCGCCGGCGGCAAGTTCGGGACCACCTGGAAGGCCCAGCAGATCCTGGTCCACTCGACGTCGAGCAGCAACCTCCGCAGCTTCGCGTTCATCGGCGGGGACGGCATGGTCGAGGAGGCCGACTGCCCCAACGCCAACGCCAACGCCAAGGCCCTCCCGGCTGCCAAGGCCCTCCCGGCTGCCAAGGCGGCCACCAAGCCTGCCTGCGGTACCGGCGCAGGCGCTGCCAACGTGGGCAATCCGGTCGGCGACGACGAGGACGGCGAGTACCTAGACGACAGCGAGTAGGCTGCTTTAGAGATTTTAATGCCATTGATCGCGGCTGGCCGCGGCTACCTCGAAACATTTTTTTCCCTGAGCTTCATTTGCACCCGCGAGGCGACGACAGCCAGGACCATCACAGCCACCAGGCTCGTCAGGATCACGGCGATCCCAGCGGAACCCCCGACTGCCCTCGGCGCCGACACAAACGACGCGCAAAACGAAGGACGCGCCGCAGAAGTGGCGGCAGCTTTTGCGCCGCTAGTCGCCTTTTTGCTGCAGAGCATCTCGTAGCACATCGCGGAAACGTCGGCGCTCGCAAACTCCCCCGGCCTGGCTGCCTCGGTCTGCCAGCAGACCGCCTCGGGAAGCATGCTGTGCAAGGCGTCCGGCGCCAGCTCGCCGCACTTTTCGCGGTACTCTTTGCCCTCGGGCGTCCCCCCGTCCGCGAGCCGCGCCGCCCCCGTGTTCCTGCCAAACCTCTCCGCCGCCAGCGTCACGTAGGCGTGGGGGCACCGCTTGGGCGCCGAGGCGGCGCTCCGTCCGCACGTGAGGCCGCCGAGCGCGGGCGAGTAGCCAGAGGCGCACGGCGCCATGCACACGCCCAGGCCGAAGAGCCGGTCGTAGCGGTTCCGCGTGTGCCAGTGCGGGGTCCTGTACCACGACCGGGGGTCGTTCTCGCAGGCCGTGAGCACCACCGAGAGCACCCGGACCTGGTTCCCGATAGAGTCCTTCAGGCCCAGGGCCTCCCCGGCCAGGACGTCCACCAGGGCCAGCACTATGCCCAGGACGGCGAAGAACAGAAACATCCCTAGCTTCAGCAGCACGTTGAACAGCCACACCCACATGTTTAGCACGGTCACCGTTATGTAGCTGAACGGCGGCAGCATAAGCAAAAAGTTGACGTAGCCGATGGTCAGCAGCTTGACGATGCACACGATGCTCTGCGGGATGGTGACGATGAATATGCCCACCAGGCGGAAAAAGCTTATGACGGCGCCCATATTTTTTTTTCACGGCGCAAATTTATTAAAGGAGGGCAAACGTTGCTCTATTGTGTCCTGTATTCGGCGATGTCGCTCGCGTAGGCCTGCAGGGCGCCTACCAGGGCCAGGTAGACGTGGTTGATGCTCTTGAGAAAGTCCTTCTCCATCTGCGAGGGGAGCACGGCGATCCACGCGTCTTCGTCGCAGTCTTCCAAAGCCTCGAACGCAGCTGACGTCGCCGCGTGGGATGCCAGGAGCTGCCGGGAAGCGCCGGCCGTCTCCCCGACGCCGCTTCCGCGCCAGCGCGCGCCCGCCTTCGCCGCCTCCTCGACGCCCCGAATGATGTCCTCCATGCTGGCGGCTCGCCTGGCCTCGAGGAGGCGGTTGAGCCTCCGGAGGTCTCGGCACTCTCTCTCCCCGCCCGGCGTCTTGACGGAGCCCCCCCCGAAAAACGGGTCGCCGCCGGGGAGCCGGCCGTTTACCGCGTCCGTGAACACCGACCGGCAGGTGGACCTGATGTGCTCCAAGTCGACGAGCGCTCCCTGGCAGCTTCGGACGGCCATGCTGGCGAACACGCCCGCCATGAGGGGCGCCTCGTCGGGCGCCGGGGCGTCGCAGGACTGGCCTTTTTCCAGGGCGGAGCAAACGCACGCCCATGCGAACAGAGAGGCCCCGGCCGGCTTCGCAGTAATCATTCTTGATTTCGTTTGCTGTGGGGGAGGGGAGGCGACTCAGCTTATTATATAGTGCACAGCCGCAGCCTGCTAGATGGCACAGCATTTCCGAAACGGCTGCCGGCTGGCTATCCGCCGTTTCCGAAACGGTTGGCGGCGATCGGCGCACCCTGCGAAACGTCTATGCATTCTTTACAGTCGGGCGATGTCTTTTTTTTTTCATTGCGTCTTGGCGGCTGCGGTGGCTCCGCCGGCGCCGGCGCCGGCGCCTGAGGCTTCTACCATCGCGATGATGTGGGCTGCGATCGGCGCTCCCTGCCAAAAGGTCGATGCCTTCTTTACAGTCGGGCGATGCCTTCTTTACAGTCGGGCGATGTCTTTTTTTTTTCATTGCGTCTTGGCGGCTGCGGTTGCTCCGGCGGCTGCGCCGGCGCCTGAGGCTTCCACCCTCGCAATGGTGTCGGCGGCGCTCGCTGCGATCGCTGCCGAGGGATACGCTATCCTTTCGGCGGACCGCGCGGCCTCGTCGGCTGCCTGCTTGAGCTCTGCCATGCGGACTCCGTAGTGCGCGACGGAGGCCTGGCCCCCCTTGAGATACCCGTATTCAGAGGACGTCTGCTTGATGCGCGCGGAAGCCTCGTCGAGCTCTGCGCCGTGCTCTCGGACGAACGCCCGGAGATCGCCGACGGCTGCCGCGACGGCGTCGCTCGCGGCTTTGGTCATGTCTTGCCTGGCGCCGGCCTGGTTCTCAGGGGTCGCGAGCTGCGCTTGCTGTTTTTTGAAAAAGGATGTGGGGCGCGTCTCTCTGGCGGAGGCTTCCGCGTCGGATCGCTGCCTGTCTTCCACGGCCCGGGCCATGGCGCCGACGGCCGCGGCGAGTGCGCCGATGAGCTCGGCTGCCTCGGCCCTGGTGGCGAGCCTCGAAGAGTCCCGGCCGATCGCCAGCGCCGCCTCGTGCACCCGCTTGATCTCGCGGGCGTCGGCTGCGACTATTTCGTCCATCGCGTCGCCGACAAACACCCTGGCGGAGGCGAGCTTGGCCACGGCTGCGCTATAGGGACGATTCATGATTCCTTTTCGTGCATTTATTTTTTGTTGCCGGGGACCCAAAAGTGCTTGCAGTACGTGCACGAGTAGAGGAACCTGAGGTTATCCGCGTCGAACTTGACGAAGAGGGCGCTGTGGGCCTCGCCCGGGGGCCTGGTGCACGCGGGGCCCGGGCAGGGCACGTCGCGGACGCGGGGGAGCGTGGCGTCCTCGTGGAGGAGGGGGTTCATGAGGTGGCTGTACTTTGCGGCGTCGGACTTGTACGATGTGTCGCTGATGACGACGGCGGCTGACGATGCGCTGCCGTCTGATGCCGTGAGGTCCTGCTTGCTCAGGCAGTAGTTGCACGAGGCCACGAGCGAGTTTCTTTCGGTGAGCTTGACGAACAATAGGTTTTGACATATCGGGCAAAACATATTTATTCCTTTAACTGTATAAAATACCAAAAATGGCTAGAGCCGGTGCGCGCGTGCCGAGTGGCGCCTGTGGCAAAGGTAGCGCCGGGAATAATATGAGCGCCGGTAAGGGCGCTGGAGGCGGCGCTGGAGGCGGCGCTAGAGGTGGCGCTAGAGGTGGCGCTAGAGGCGGCGCTAGAGGCTCGACAGGCGGCGATGGTTCAGAAGACGTTCAAGCGAGGCTGCCCCGTGGCATTCTCGGGGGGCACCCGGCGTTTGCGGACGTTACCTTTAAGCTAGAAAACGGAATGAAAATATCGGCAGGCGCCGGCAACATGATATACACAAAGGGCGGCGTGGAATTGTTGTCGGCGCAGTTCGACGGCTTCGGCAAGGCCTTCAATCGCGTGATTGCAAACGAGGACATGGTGAACAACACGTTTCAGGGAACGGGCGACGCCGGCGGGACGGTCTGCTTCGCCGGGACAGTCCCGGGCGACGTCCTCATGCTGGAAATAAAGCCCGGCGAAATATGGACCCTCACCCGGGGCTCGACGCTGTGCTGGGACCCCTGGGTGACCATATCAGGCCAAGTCAACGTTCGGGGCATCATTCCCTTCGGCACCGACGAGGGTTTCGTGCTGCCCACGGCGACGGTCGCTGCAGGTATGCCTGTCGGCAGGCTTTGGATATCTGCGTTCGGGCGCTTCGACAGGCACACCCTGGGCCCGGGGGAAACCATGCTGGTGGACAACGGGATCCTCCTGGCGTCGCAGCTGCAGTGGGAGCGCAGCCTGGTGGGCAAAGGGCTGTTCAAGTCCTTCTTGAGCGGGGAGGGCTTCGGGATGGAGTTCAAAGGGCCCGGCGACGTCTACACGCAGAACCGCAACCTAGGGCAGTTCAGGGCGATCGTCGCGCCGCTCGCGCCGACGGCGACGCAGTCAGTCGTAGGCGGCATAATCGATGCGATTGCTGGGAAAAGCGGCGGCGGGGCTGCGCAGGCCCCCGCCCGGGCGAAAAACAAGAGGGCCGTCAAAGGCAGCAAAAAGTGAAATCACAGGACTCGGCCGAACCTGGCGACGCGGTGGGTCCTGTTGGTGGTCGAGTCGTGCTTGTACAGCTCGAGCTCCTTGGTGTCCCCGATGCGGAATCCGAAAGACACCTGCTCGCCCGTGGCCTCGTCGACGTGGGTGAGCTTCAGGTGGCCGCCGCGGAGCTCCCAGAAGGCCTCGTTCTCCAGAGTGCCGTCGCCGAGCCGGCGGACGCCGTCGCCGCTGGGGGTGTTCCAGGTGAACGACTTTTCGAAGCGGGACGAGGGGATGCCGGTGCCGGCCTCCTGCCCGGCGGTGACCCACGACTCGGGGACGCCGTCCACGATGATGCCGGACCTGTGGTTGGTGAGGAGCCCGTCGTAGGGGAACTCGGCGGCCGGGTTGTGCGACAGGTGGATCGACTTGTCCTCGATGTTTAGCGTGGTCTGGTTGATGCCGACCGAGTTGACCCCGCCGGCGATCTCGAAGTCGGCGTTGATCTTGACGGTGTACTGGGTGGCGTTGGACTCGGCGTTGGCGTTGTAGTAGGACGTCTTGAACACCTCGATGACGTCCACCCCGCCGATCCGGAAGATCTGCTTGGCCGACTCGTTGGCGTCTAGCGTCAGGTTACCGGCGCCGGTGTTGATGTACAGGGACGACGCGTCGAGCGTCATGTTGCTAACGGCGCTGACGGCCATGTTGGCGCCCGCGCGCATGTCGATGCCGGTCGCCGCGTCGATGTCGATGTCGCTGGCCAGGGCCCCGATGACCATGCGGCCGGCGGCGGTCAGGGCGGCGTCCTTGCCGGAGACGAGGGACACGTCGCCGGCCAGGGTGGTCACCGAGTAGTCGACGGCCGCGGTCGAGGCGATGCTGTTGCTCGCAGTGAGCCTGATGTCGTTGGAGGCCGCGTCGCGGATGTTCATCGCGCTGAACCGGTCGATGTCTCCGGCCGCTGCCATGACGATGTCGGCGCCTGCCGTGAGTCCCATGGCGGCGGCGGCGGAGAGTCCCATGGCCGCGCCTGCGGAGAGCCCCATGGCGGCGCCGGCAGAGAGCCCCATGGCGGCGGCGGCGGCCGCGGAAAAGTCGCCGGCCAGGGAGGCGAAGGCGATGTCGTTGGACGCGGTCGCGGCGATCTCGTTGGAGGCCGCGATGAGGACGTCGCGGCCAGCCTTGGCGGTGAAGTCGAGGCCGGACGTGACGTTGACGTTGCTGCTGATGGAGCCGATGTTGACGTCCATCTTGGACACGAGGCCGCCTGACCCGCTGCCCCCGAGGTTGATGTTGGCCGCGTCGAGGGTCAGGGTCCCGAGGGGGGCGCTGAGGAGCAGGTCGCCCCCCGTGGAGATGACCTTGGCGTCGAAGGCGCTGACGAGGGACATCTCGTTTGCGGCGGAGAGCTCGAAGTCGTTGCCGGCGTCGGTGTACAGGTTGCTCCCGGCTGAGATGGACACGTGCTTGCCGGCTGTTTGCGTGACGTCGCCCTGCGCGGCGCCGACTGTAACGTTGGAGGCCGCCGCCAGGGAGATGTTGATGCCCGCGCTCTGATCGATAGATCCGGTCGTGGCCGCTACGGAAACGTTGAGGGCGGCCGTCGACTCGATGCTAGCCCCGGCGGTGCTCGTGATATCACCGAGGGTGGCGACGACGGTGACGTTGGAGGCAGCGGTGGAGACGATGCTAGCGCCGGCGGTGCTGCTAATGTCTCCCTGTGCGGCGCTGACAGTGACGTTGGATGCCGCAGCCGACGTGATGTTTGCGCCAGCCGTCTGCGATAGGGTTCCGGAGGTGGCCGCGAGGGACACGTCGGACGCCGCTGTGGCGACAAGAGAGCCGCCCGCCGTCTGGCTGATGTCGCCCTGGACGGCGGTGATAGTGACAGCGCTCGCCGCGTTGGCGACGATGTTGGTGCCGGCGTTCTGCGTGATGGCGCCGCCAGTGGCTCCGATAAAGATGTCGGCGGCGGCGTTGGCGTTCAAGGTGCCTCCGGCGTACTGGTTGAGGTCGCCCTGGTCGGCCCTGATGGCGAGGTTGGAGGCCGCGGCGATCTGGACGTCGGCGCCGGCCGCCTGGTAGATGCTCCCCGCCGTGGCGTTCATGTATATGTCTTGGGCGGCTGTAGACATGATGGACTGCCCGGCGGTCTGGGAGACGCTCCCGGCCGTGGCGGTGACGCTGACGTTAGAGGCCGCGACAGAGCTGATGCTTGCGCCGGCGGTGTGGGCGATGCTTCCGGCGGTCGCCGCGATGGCGACGTCGGCCGCGGCGGTGGCCGAGAAGTCTCCGCCGGCAGCGAGGGTAACGTCGGAGTCCTCGGCTGCGATGTACAGGGCGTTGGAGGCGGCGACGTACCCGTCGCGGGCCGCGTCGATCCGAAAGTCGACGAGCGCGTTGACGTCGACGTTGAGCGTCGCCTTGAGCGTGAGGTCTGTCCCGGCGCTGATGTCTGACGCCAGGACGGACGAGAGCGCGAGGCTCTTGTCCGTGGCGATGGTAAAGTCGTTGGCAGCGGACAGGAACGCCTTTTGGCTGGCGCGGAGCCTGAGGTCGTTGGAGGCGGTGGCGGAGATGTCAGACAGGGCCGCGATGCTCACCGATCCGGCCTTTGACTCCATTGACATGGTTCCCACTGACTCGGCCGAGAACGAGTTGGAGGCGGATAGCATGACGTCGCTGGCGACGCCGATGAGCTTGTTGCTCGAAAACAGGGTCGCGTTGGACAGGTCGTCGTCGAGCTGGAGGTACGCCTGGCCCTGCTCGGTCCGGAAGACGAACGAGTTGCCGTCGCGGGCCGTGAAGTTTACGATCTGCGCCGATTCCGTGATGTCGAACGCGTGCTCGTTGTTCAGGGTGGCCGCTATCTTTCCCGACGAGGCGAGCTCGAGGGTGTCGAGCCCGTCGGCCCACACCTTGGGGGTGATGACTGGCCCGAACGTAGCGATCGCGTCGGCATCAGGGTAGGTCACGGTGTACCCGCTAGTCGCCTGGTAATTCGCGAGGTAAGACACTGCGTCCCCGGTCGGGGAGAGAGCTGTATACTGGGCCATTTGTCTTTTGTTTGAATAAAAAGGGGGGAGGGAGGGAGGAGAGTGTGGTTCGCGGGGGGGGTGCCTATAATATTATCGACAGAAAAAATTTCAAATGTAAAATCCGAATTTGTTACACGACGGACGGGACGGACATCCGCGACCAGTTGCCGCTGCAGAAACAAGCGTCCTCCTTGCCTAGCATGCCGGCCGCTAGCAGATCGCATGATTCCACGGGGCGCTGCCAGGGGCCGCCGGTAGAGGACGACATGGCATCGTCGTCTAACATCTTGATCCTGCGTCGATTCCTGCGCCCCCTCCCCCTCCTGGCAGGCTTGATCTGTTGGTCCGCTCCTGCTTCGTCAGCGGCGGCTTCAGCGGCGGCTTCAGCGGCGGCTTCAGCGGCGGCGTCTGCGGCGGCGTCTGCGGCGGCGTCGCTCGGCGGCCCCGGGGAGACTCCGCCGGCCCCTGCGCCTGCCCCTGCGTCTGCCCCTGCGTCTGCCCCGGCGTCTGCCCCTGCGTCTGCCTCGGCGTCTGCCGCTGCCGCCTGGCTATGGCCACGGCTATGGCCACGGCTATGGCCACGGCTATGGCCACGGCCACGGCTATGGCCACGGCTATGGCTATTGCTATGGCCATGGAGCGCAGTCGTGGCTGCCCGTCTGGCCTTTTCGGCCCGCGCCGCTTTCTCGACGGCGTCGGCTCTCTGGGCAAGCGCCTCGCCGTACATGAGGAACAGCACCACGTCGACGCTGGCGATCCAGCCGCACTCTGCCGCCGCGAGCTGGGCATTGGAGCAGTAGATCCTCGCTAGCTCCCGGCCGCTTTCGGCGTCGACGACAGAGCTGTAGGCTGGTAGGAAGAGACCGCCCGGGAACGGACCGTCCGTGAGGAGGCTCTTTCGGGCCCCGGCCGAGGCGGCGGAGGCCTCGGCTGCCTTTGCGAGAGCGATCGCGAACGAGAGGGCGTCTGTGTCGTCGTCTGAAAAAATGGCGATGTCGGCGAGGCGCCCGCCTCTGCGTCCGAGCATTGCGAAAGCGTCGCCGCCGCCCAATATCTCGATGGCGGCCGCCTCGCCGCACAGCGTGGGCGCGTGGGGTCCCCCGGACCGGCAGAGGGCAGCCGCGCATGCCAGGAGGGGGTCGTCGCAGGCCAGGGGCGCCGCGTTCTCTCCCATCAGGCTGTCGCCGACGACTTGGGCCAAGAGAAGGTCGACGCTGGCCTCGATTTCGGCGCCGGCAGTCACATCTTTCGGCGGGAACGCGTCGTAGAGGGCGCGGAGGCGCGCGTACATCTTGGGCCACCTCCGGCAGTGGACGGTTGGCCTGGACAGCTCAAAGTGAAGCGACATCTTGAGGTACTCTACCGGCGCGACAGGCACGATGGGTTCGCCGAGGCAGTTATCGTGCTCGGCTGGCTTGCTTTCTCCGGGGCTTCCTCCGCGACCATCTGCGCCGTAGCGTCCTCCGCGACCATCTGCGCCGTAGCGTCCTCCGCGACCATCTGCGCCGTAGCGTCCTCCGCGACCTCCGCGTCCTCCGGCGCCGTAGCGTCCTCCGCGTCCTCCGCGTCCTCCTGCTAGCGTCTCCCGGCCGAAGTGTGATTCCCGTTTAACGCCGATCCGCGCCAAGTCCATAAGGGCGTCGAGCTCTGTCACGGAGACCTGGGTGACGTCCGCGACCACGCGGCGGTGCATTTTCAGAGTCCACGTCCCGTCGTGCAGCGCGGGCTGTATGTTGTGGCCGACGACGCCTTTTTCCCTGAGGATGGCGGACAGCGTCGCCGCGACTAGCTTGGAGCTCCTGCTGGTCAGAAAGTCTAGGTCCCTGTGCTCGTCCTCGGCGTACAGAGCTGCGCCGGGAGGGAGGGAGCGTTGTATGGCCTCCCCGCCCACGAGCATCAGCCCGAGCTTTGAAGCGGCGCTCCAGCAAATGTCTCTGGCGATGGCGAGCTCCGCCCGCTCGGTCGCTCGTTTTTCGGCGTTTTCCGGGAGCGAGTCGGTGTAGATGATCGCGTCCTTGACCTTGGCCGCGACGATTTCCGCAAAGCATTCCGGGGGCGGGGCCTCTGCCGTAGGGTTCATCTGGTGATGTTTTTCTGCAGGGCCTTGACGATGCTCTGAAGCTGGGCTGTAATGTCAGACAGGTCAGTGTCCTTTAAGTCGTCGGCGCCGCGTTTACTGTCGGCTGCTTGGTCTCCCTCGCGGCCCTCCTCGTCGCGGCGGCTCTCGTCGGCCCTCTCTATTCCATGGTCATCGCCCTCTCCGCCCTCTCCGCCCTCGCGGCCCTCTCCGCCCTCGCGGCCCTCTCCGTCGCGGCCCTCTCCGCCCTCGCGGCCCTCTCCGCCCTCGCGGCCATCTCCGCCCTCGCGGCAATCGCGGCCCTCTCCGTCATCGCCCTCGTCATCGCCCTCGTCATCGCCCTCGTCATCGCCCTCGTCATCGCCCTCGTCATCGCCCTCGTCATCGCCCTCCTCGTCATCGATCCTGCCCTTGTACTCGGCCTCCATCACCCGCCACACGAGGCGGTACCTGTCGTCCTTGGAGCCCCTCTTGATGTCCGACAGCTCGGCCGTGATGTCGCAGACGGTCGACACGGACTCCCTACCAGTGTCCGGCTGGTTCTTCAGAGTGAAGTACACGGAGCCGCCAGCGGGGCAGATGGACGGCATTAGGGTCCCGTCGACTATGTTGTGCGTTTCTGTCCAGGCGCCGAGCGCCCGGGCCACGCGCCTGTCGATGGAGCGCACCGTCTTGGCCCATTCCCCGCTGGGAGCGAGGACTCGCGTGGACGTGGAGGAGGGGTCCACGTCTATGATCTGCGCGCCGGGTATTCTGACGACGTACCTGGACCTGTCTTGCTTGCTGACCGCCGCCGCGATGACTCGGTCGGTGACCCGCGGCTTGTGGATGACGACGACTCTGTCTCCCATCTTTGGTATTTAAAGTTTGATTTTAGGCGCGTGTATTTAGACGCGCTCTGAGGGGGCTAGGCGGCGGCGGATGGGCAAGGCGGCGGCGGCGGGGCTAGGAGAACAAAGACAGGCGGAGTGGGGTACTTAAAGGCAGCGAGTCGGCGCGCAGCTCTCACTTTGAACAAATCTCTAAAGCCAACTACGATGAAGCACGTAACAGAATACAACATCAACACGATGACTCTCACGGCTCGGTGCACGGCTGACGTCGTCGAGCTGGACGCGGTTTTCGAGGCAAACACCGAGGAGATCAGGAGGAACGCCGAGGGGCTAGAGCAGATCAGCGAGCGCGATAAGCCCAAAGGGCGCGCGATGAGCGCATTCGATGCCGGATGTCCGCCTCATCAGCCCCAGTCGGCGCAGGTCGTGTACATGGTCATGCGATCGCGGGACCGCAGCGTCCGAAGGGTGGGCTGGGTCACCAAGCCAAACGGGAGGATGAAGCGCTACAGCCAAAACGTGTTTGAAAACCAGGCGACAATGGTGGTCAGGATGCCTTCGGGGACGCACACAAACGTCAAGCTCTTCAGAAACGGCCACATTCAGATGACCGGCGCCAGGTCGGAGCTAGACGGCGTCGAGGCGGCCCGGGCCGTCATGCGGGCCGTAGGAGGGGCCTGGCGACGGGCGGTGCACGATAAGAGGTCGGTTCCCCACGGGGCAGCCATCGATGACGCCTTCCTGGCGGCGCCTCACGGGGCAGCTACCGACGGGGCAGATGTCGCGGCGCCAAACGGGGCAGCGCCGCCTGACATCCGCGGCTGCATGAACGTCTGCCTGATGAACAGCGACTTTCGCCTCCTCGGCGGCAAGGTCGACCGGCAAAAGTTTTACGAGGTGGCCACTGCGACCTACGGGGTCCAGAGCAGCTTCCAGCCGGCGATCTACCCGGCTGTCAAGTGCTTCTTCATGTGGAGGCCGGAAACGGGAGACGGGACGGACGCTTGCCTGCCCTACCCCCGGGCCGGCGTCGAGGGGCGGGGGACCCGGCCTGATAGCCGACCGACGGCGCCTGACTGCGACGGCGTGTGCCCCTTGGAGCGCCGAGGGGGCAGCGGGTCGAGAGGGTGCGACGGCAAGGGCTGCTGCAAGAGGGTCACCGTGCTGATATTTCACACGGGGGCCGCCATAGTGACCGGGGCGGTAACGGAGGCTCAGATACAGGCCTGTCACGCGTGGGTCTCCAGGGCCTGCGCCGAGCACGGCAACGAGTTTCTCATTTGTACTACATGAACCAGGAATAATGGGACACCTCTAGATAACTATATCAGGCGTCCCCATCACCCAGGGGCCTCTAACAGAGGCATTTTTCCACAAGTACTCTACTACCCTTAGCGATTCAAACGCGGCTTAGGACTAAGAAACTCTGGCCGCTTCTCTCCTTCGAGCAACGCCATAGTGACGGTCCAAATGTTGACAGCTGCGTTGTAATCCCGGTTGCGTAGCTTCGGTTCTTCTTTCCACAGGCACTTGCTGCAAGAACGGAAGTCATGGCAGGGTTTGAACGGTTGCTTGGCGGCGATGTCCATCTCGTAGACGAGGTCCAGCTCCTCGTGGCATCTGCTGCACATCTTGGTGGTGCAGGATTCCCACACCTTCATCACGCCGCCTCGGCGCCCACACCTCCGGAACGCTCGGACGAGGGCGCGGTACAGCCCTTTCACCGGCACAGGAGTGTCGGAGCTGCCTCTGCCGTGACACTTGAAAGAGGCGTTCCCGAAGCCCACGATGAGGGGCTGCGAACGGTCCCCCGAAGTGGTCATCAAGTTAATATTTTAAGGAATATTTTACGACGTGGCGACTTATGGAGAGTGTTCCATTCTAAAGTTTAAGCTTAATAAATAATTCTAAGTATAATACATTGAGCCATATCCCCCCGCCTACCCCCCCACCCAAACAAACGAAATGCCATCCGTCAGCTATGGTACTCTCGAACCGACCGGCGACGTCGTCAGGTACGATGACACTCTGGTCATCTACCCCGAGGACGACGTCATCACTATGCTCGGGCCCATTTTCACGCCCAGGATACACTCGCGCTACATGGACACCCTGGAGCTGGCGTCGTCCGGCAAGGTGGCCCTGACGCTCAGCGACCAGCACGCTCTCGACATCCAGCTGGACCAGGCCCTCCGCCGGGTCGATTTCCTCGCCAGGGACGGCAACTCTATCAGGCTAGCGTCGGCCTCCAACGTATCCGTCGAGGCGAGCTCGGCCTTGGCGATAGAGTGCGGCGCCGCTGGCGCATCCAACGCGATCGCGATGGGCCCTCTTGGTATCGACATGTCCACGGCGCAGTCCGCGTCTATTTCGGCGGTCGACACCGTGCAGCTGTCGGCTGCGTCAGGCGGCACCACTCTAGCCCTGGGCCCTTCTGGGCTGGTCGCGGAATCTGATAGCGCCGTGGTGTTGGGCTCCGCCGAAACCTTGTCGGTAACATGCGACGGAGGGAGCAGCGGCGGCGCAGGCGTGGCAAGCGAGTTGTCCATGGACGCTTCCGGGGTGTCGGTGGGCACGGGGCTGGGCGGCCAGATCCGGATGGACGTCGGGGGCACCAACGTGGCCAGGGCCTACTACGACTCGGGGTCGTCGAGGTTCAAGTTCGACTTCGCGGGCAGCATATCTACCGCCAGCGGCTTCGACACGGACCAGGTGACGAGCCGCAAGATCACCCTGGGGGCTTCCGACGGCGTCCGGATCGAGGACGGACTCGCAAACACCGGGGCTGGCATCTCTGTCAACGGCGCCCCGGCGTCGATCAAGGACAACACGCAGTACTTTGAAAAGAGCCTGCTCTGGAAGACCCCGGTTGTGGCGCAGGGGGCGAACGCCATGGCCAACCTCGGCTCGGACGGCGGGTTCTCCAGCGAGAGCTTCTGGGACTTGCGCGGAGGGGCCTTCCGCATGACCCACGTCAACCAGTCGTCGGGAGACGAGGTGAGCTTTCAGTTTCGAATCAACGACAAGGACGAGCTCGAGATTGTCAAGAGAATCGGTCGAGCCGGGGGCGGGCCGGAGCAGTTCGAGGTCGTGACGAGGCTCGGCCAGAAGCGCGCCGACGTCAAAGCGGGAGTATCGATGTCCAACAACAAGGGGAGCTTCAAGTTCTCCGACATCACCGCGGTCCTCCCCAACGTGTCGGCGATCGCTTCCACCTTCAACGCCTACAAGGCTTACGACGCCTACTTCGCAGTCGTCCTGCCCACCCAGAGCGTAACCGTGGCCGACCTGATCGCCCTGGGCGACGCCCTGGACCCCTCTGTGGTCAAGGTCAGCGGGCTCGCGCCCAACGCCTACAGGAACACCGCCGTAACGATCGCCGGCGTTTTAGGCGGGGGGGCGCTCCTCCCGAACTCTATCCACTATATCGTCGCCGCTATCCGGGAGGAAGGCTCCGGCCTTGTGTCGTCCGTCCTGGCAAGGAAACCTGTGATCGTTACAGCGGCGGGCGGATTGTTCCAGAGCTCGGATCCCAACAGCGGCGACACTCTAACCATTTCGACATCGTCGGCGATCACCCTGCCGGTTAGCTCGAGCACGGCGCGCGCTGCTGTCGTTACCGTCACGAGGGCCGTGTCCGACTACTACATGTCCGAGGCTTACATCGATCCGTCCCTGCATCCCGACAACAAAACGCAGGCCACCCTCGCCGCCTGGATCACGACCAACTTCCCCGCTCTGGTGACGATGGTGTAGGTGGGTGGCCGCGTCCGGACGAGCCCAACAAAACATGCAAGATTACAGTATCAACAAGAATAATTAGGATGAGGAGCCAGAGGTCCGCCAAGGGGGCCCCGAAGGCCTCGAGGGAAGGCAAAGCGCCAGCGACAGCAGCGACAGCGAAAGCAGCGCCAGCGACAGCGCCCCCAGCAGCAGCGACAGCAGCAGCGCCAGCAGCAGCGCCGGCAGCAGCAGCAGCAGCAGCGGCAGCAGCAGCAGCAGCAGCAGCAGCAGCGCCGAGGGAAGCCAAGGCGGCCCCGAAGGCCTCGAGGGAAGCCAAGGCGGCCCCGAAGGCCTCGAGGGAAGCCAAGGCGGCCCCGAAGGCCTCGAGGGAAGCCAAGGCGGCCCCGAATAAAAGATCGCCGCAGAAGCCGCAGAAGCCGCAGAAGCCGCAGGAGCCGCAGCAGGAGCCGCAGCAGCAGCCGCAGGAGCAGCCGCAGGAGCCGCCATCGATCCCCGCGCAGTCCGACCCGGTGTTCGCGTGGCCTTTCGTCGATCGCTACTTTGCGACGTCAGACTACAGGCTCACCGAGCACCAGCTGGACTCTTACAACGACTTTGTCGACAACAAGATAGCAGCGGTGGTGGCCGCTTGCAACGAGGGCTTCGTCATGAAAAAAGAGAGGGACCCCATGAGCGACATACGCAACAACCTCAAGTTCGAGGTCCGGTTCGGCGCTCCGTCTTTCGGCAGGCCGGTCGCGACCATCGACGGCAACCCCCTGACGCCCCTGTACCCCAACGCGGCCCGGCTGATCGACGCGGACTACTCGCTCGTCGCCTCGGCCGGCGTGGAGATCACTGCCACAAACGAGGACACGGGCGAGCGGGTCGTCACGCGCTACGATGACGTCAAGATCGCAGAGGTGCCCATCATGCTGCACAGCCGCTACTGCTACCTAGCCGCCGCTGCCGCCGAGGGCCCAGAGCGTCTCAGGGAGCTCGGCGAGGACCCCCTGGACAGGGGCGGGTACTTTGTCTACGGCGGGCAGGAAAAGGTGATCGTGTCTCAGGAGGACTCGGCGCCCAACCGGCCAATCGTGCGCGTCGGGCCGGACCGGGACCTCGTGCCTATACCCGGGCTCGCCCTGCCCAACGTCAAGCTGACGTTCGGCAGCGCCCCCAGGGGCGACCTGGTCCGCCCGGTGGCGACTCACCTCAGCACGCACCCGGCCGGCGCGTTCGGAACGGCGGCGCACAGTTTGGTTTGCGTCAAGCTCCAGGTGGCGCCGATCGCAACGGAAATCGACATCGCTGCCGTTTTCCGAGCCCTGGGCGTCGAGTCGGACCTCGCCATCGCAGAGTGCGTTCTAGGAAAGCCCCTGGACGTCACAGGCAAGAGCGCATCGCGGGGGGACGGCGCCGGTAAGGGCACCCTCGACGCCGGAGACGCCAGGGTGCTGGAGCTGCTGCGGGGATCGCTGGCGGTGGGCCACACGCTCGGGGCCTGGACCCGCGTGCAGGCGCTGGCGCACATCGCGCCGATGACGCCGTACGGGGCCCGCGAGATGCGGATGGGACAGCGCCGGGCGGGCGCGGACGGGATAGGGAGCGCCGCGGAATCATCGGCGGTAAAGCGCGGCTCCGTCCAGGCCGTGTGGATCCTGAACAACAACCTGCTGCCGGGAGAGGGCGCGACCACGGAGGCCTACCCGAAAAAGAGCGCTGCCCTCGGGCGGCTCGTGCGCAGGCTCCTGCTCACGGCGGCGGGGGTCCTCCCCCTGACGGACAGGGAGAACTTTGCGGAGAAGCGGGTTCGCCTGGCCGGCCCCCTCCTCGCCGGCATTTTCGAGGAGGCCTACGAGGACTTCAAGCGGGAGTCCATCAAGAGGCTGGACAAGGTGTTTTACAACGGCCCCGTGCGGTCCACGGGCAACATCGGGGCCCTGGTGACGAGCGACAAGGTGGACTACGTGTTCGACTCGTCGCTCGTCACGGGCGTGTTCCGGAGCTCCTTCAGCGGCAACTGGGGGGGCCACCGGGGCCACGCGACCCGGAGCAGGAACGCCGAGCTCGAGACGGGCATCGTCCTGCTCTCAGAGCGCAACAGCTACATCGGGTTCACGTCCCGGGCCCGCAAGGTCGACAACCCCCTCGACGGCTCGCTCAAGCTGGTGGAGCCCAGGCACCTCCACGGGACCCAGTACGGGGCGATGTGCCCCGTTGACAGCCCCGACGGCGCCGACATCGGCCTCGCAAAAAACCTGGCCATGCTCTGCCGCGTGACGTCCGACACGGACCCGGCGGCAGTCGAGGCGTTTCTCGGAGGGCTTGGCCCGCGTCTCTATTCCCCGATCGCCGACGCAGCGCCCGGTAGTTCGTACCGCTCGGTGCAAGGGAGGGCCCTGGTGCTGCTAAACGGCGTCCCGGTCGGCTTTTCGGACGCCCCTGGCGAGCTCGTCCGGGCCGCCAGGCGCGCCAGGCGCGGCAGGCGATTGCGGCGATTACGGCGCTTACGGCCCTCACCGGGGCAACGCGGTGGCGCCGGCGAGACCTCGGGCGAGGCAGCGGGCGAGGCAGCGGGCGAGACCTCGGGCGAGGCCGCAGGCGATGCAGCGGGCGAGGCAGCAGGCGATGCAGCAGGCGAGGCAGCGGGCGATACCTCGGGCGAGGCAGCGGGCGATACCGCCACCGAACTGGCCCTCGACCCGATGACATCCGCATCTTTCGTGCCGGCGGAGATGGAGGTAAGGCTCTCTTGCGACGGCGGCCGCTGCTGCCGCCCCCTGATACGCCTGCCCCGCGAGTGGTCCGAGAGGGGCCTGGAAGGCGGCGCCGAGGCGATGCGGGACGCCTGCTTGGCCCTTTTGCGCGAGGTTCCCGACTGGGAGGGGCTGTTTCTGACCCCGCACGACGATTCGGCGCCTATGCTGGAGTATTTGGATCCCGAGGAGCTGCAGAGCAGCGCCGTGGTCGCGAGCGACTTTAACGCGGTCGCCGCGGCCAGCCGGACCCCCGCGACGTCGGCCGACCCGACTAGCGGCGCCGTTCGGACGCACGTCGAGCTGCACCCGTCCGCCGTCTTCTCGGCCTACACGGTGACTTCCCCGCTCATGCAGCACAACCAGTGCACGCGAAACTCGTTCGCCGCGCAGCAGGGCAAGCACGCCGCCGGCGTCTACTCGCTCGCCTACAGGCACCGCATGGACGCCGGGTCTCCCGTGCTCAACTACGGGCAGAGGCCGGTCGTGACCACCCGATTCGAGAGGCTGGTGGGGGCCGACGCGCACCCCAACGGGGAGAACGCCGTCGTCGCGGTCATGTGCTACTCGGGGTTCAACCAGGAGGACGCCGTGATCGTCAACCGGGCGGCGGTCGACCGGGGACTGCTGACTGTCACCTACTACAGGACGGAGACGCTGGACGACGAGGTCGGGAGCGACGTCAGGGTGGTCGTCGGGGTGCCCCGGGGCGCCGAGCCGCCCCCAAACATCGACAGGCACGGCCTGCCGCTGCGGGACACGCCGGTGCGGGACGACGACACCCTCGTCGGGGTGGTGCGCATGACCCGAATATCCCAGGCCGGCGGCGCGGCTGGCGCGGCTTCCGTGGACATCGCCGGGGGCCTCGCCGGGGGCCTCGGCGGGGGCCTCGGCGGGGGCCTCGGCGGGGGCCTCGCCGGAAGCGCCGCGTTCACGGAGGAGGACGCGAGCCCGCGCGCCGACGAGCACTGGGCCGGCAAGGTGGTCGACCGAGCGGTAACGATCGACAAGGGCAACATGCGCCGCACAACGAAGATACGCTACCGCAAGTGGAGGCGGCCAGACCCCGGCGACAAGCTGGCGTCGAGGCACGGGCAAAAGGGCGTCCTAGGCGCCCTGCTAGCGGCCGAGGACATGCCGTACACGGCGGACGGCGTCGTGCCCGACATCATCGTCAACCCCCACGCATTTCCCAGCCGGATGACGCTGGGGCAGCTGCTGGAGTGCCTGGGCGCCAAGGCCGCCTGCCTCGAGGGGGCCAAGGTGGACGGCACCATGTTCGAGCCGGACAGGACCGACGCCCACGCCCGGACCCTGGCGCGCTACGGGTACCACACGGGGGGCGAGGAGGTGGTCCACTGCGGCCGGACGGGGCGGCAGATGGCCGCTTCGGTGTTTTTCGGGCCGGTCTACTACCAGCGGCTCAAGCAGGTCGCCGAGGACAAGATCAACTACCGCGGGGACGGCGGGCCCGTGACGGCCATCAACCGGCAGCCGTCGCAGGGCCGGGCGAACGGCGGCGGCCAGCGGCTGGGCGAGATGGAGATGGACTCCATCAAGTCGCACGGCGTCGCTCACTTTCTGCAGGAGTCGTCCATGGGGCGGTCGGACGCGTCGACGCTGTGGACGGACAGCCACGGGATCGCGGCGGCCTTCAACGAGCGGGAGGACAGGTTCTTCTCCCTGGCCGACCCGGAGGACACGATATTCGAAAAGAGGCTCGTGCCCCGCTCGCTCGTCACCCTGGTGCACGAGCTGTACGGCATGGGGGTGGGCGTCCAGCTCAACAGCCACGAAGGATGAGAACAGCGAAGCGAAAAAAAACAGATCCGAAAAGGAAAACAAAAAACCAAAATTAGATGTTCAGGTTTTTATTCTACCTGGTGGTCGGCGTCCTCCTCGTGGCCGCCGTGGCCTACACGTTTTCCAGGAGAGATCGCGCCGACGACCTAGCCGAGCGCTTCGAGGACGGCGCGCCTTCGACGGCAGGCGCCTCAAAGTACGAGGTCGGGGGCACCGTGGCCCTAGTCGCGGCGTACAAGGACGTCCACGGCGATCAGCCGGACCCCGCCGTGGTCCGCTCGGCGTACGACGATATGCTGGGGCAGGGCCTGACCGTGGACAAGGCCCAGGCTCTGCGCTTCTTCAAGGAGCGCAAGGCGCGGGAGGAGTCGAAAAAAAGCGGCGGCGGCTCCGGTAAGAACGCCAAGGGAGGCGCCGAGGACGCCGCCGAGGGCGTCGCCGGTAAGAACGCCAAGGGCGACTCCAAGGGCGGCGCCGAGGAGGACGCCAAGGAGGACGCCAAGGAGGACGACGAGGAGGTCGTGAGAAAAGACCCGTTTCTGATTTCGGTCGGGGAGGAGCTAGACACCCTCCGGAACCGGATCGACGCGCTGGCGACGAGGGTGCGGCAAAAGTCAGGCGGCGCCCGGCCGTTCACGCCCGAGTCCAGAGGGGCTGTTTCGGGGATCGCCGGCGACCGGGCATTCGGCGAGAGGAGCGAAGCGCCGTCCAGATTCGACGGCAGGGACAACGACAGCGGCGACGAGGCCTCAATCAGGCTCGCCGGAGACCGCAAGAGGCCGTCGGCCGGGCCCGAGACGGCGTCCAGGGTGGAGGGATTCTACTCTCCCTGGTAGACGGGCGCAAAGGGGGCGCCTGGGCTTAAAGGGTAGATCTAGGCACTTGGTAACGAAAAAAAAAAAACAAGATGCTCGTTTTTCACGTGTCTGACATCCACATCCGCAGCGGGGGCAGGGAGCGCTGCAGGGCCGACGAGTACGAGGCGGTTATCCGGGGGCTGGTCGATGCCTGCGCCGAAGCCTTCGAAAGTGGTACCGGGGACGACGCAGACGCCTGCCCCGACCGGCTCGTCGTCGTCACCGGGGACGTGTTTCACGACAAGGGGAGCGTCGGCAAGGCCGGGATCGAGCTGTTCTTCGCGCTGATGCGGGGGCTCGCCAGGCATGCGAGGGTCGCCGTGATCCGAGGCAACCACGACTTCGTCCAGGAGAGATTCGCCCCGGGAGACCCCTGCTGCGACACGGGGGACATCATCGACGCGCTGCTGTCAGAGGCCCCAATAGAGGGCGTCACCTACCTGCGATCCACGGGGCTCCACGAGCTCCCGCCGTTCGGCCTCGGGGTCCTCGCCGTCCAGGACTGCTGCTCTCGCGGGGGAACCGCCGCGCAGGACCTGCCCCTGCCGGCGCTGCCACGCCCGGACTCGTTTTCCGACCGGGTGTCGCACAAGATCGCTCTGTTTCACGGCATGGTTCCCGGCGGCGCCGCTACCGCCCGCTGGCTCGATGGATACAGCGCGGGCCTCTTTGGCGACGTGCACGAGCGCGGGGCTTGGTCGGGGCCCGACGGCCGCATCATCCCGACCAGCGCTGGCGCCGCTGCAAGCGCGAGCTGGGCGCCTGGCTGCTGCGCGTGGGGCTACTCGGGCAGCCTGGTGCAGCAAAACCACGGCGAAAGCCCTTTCGGTCACGGCGCTCTCCTTTGGGACCTCGAGGCGAGGACGGTCTCCGCCGTCGACATCCGATCCCCCCACGCGTTTCTCACGCTCTGGAGGAGGCACTGGGCGGCGGCTGCGATCTCCCCGGAGGACGGCGACGGCGAGCAGGTCCACGACTACGACGACCCCGCCAGCTATCCCGAATGCGTCGGCTGGATGCTCAGGGCGGGCGTCGCGCCCTCGCCCGCGTGCAGCGTCCCCCTCGTCGCCGCCCGCGAGAGCCTGCCCGCCAGGGCCAGCGTCAGAGTCTACGCGCCGGTCGAGTACCAGGGTAGCCCCGAGGGCGACGCGGCGAGGGTCCTCGCAGCCCTGGGGTGCGCGGCCGGCAAGGTCTCCATCGCCCACGGCCTGGAGCCGCCGCCCCCTCCTTGCCCCGCGGGGGGCCGGCGCAATACCCCGTATCCGGCTCCGTCTCCGGCCCCCGACCTCCGCCGCGGCCAGCTCGAGCAGACCGGGCTCCTGAGCGGGGTCCACAGCCCCGCGCGATGGGCCGAGCACGTCGCAGCCGGAGAGCACGCCGAGTCGCTCGCGGACATGCCCGTCATGGACTGGCTGAACGGCGCAGGTCTCGCCGTCGTGGCGCCGCCCGTCGCCCATAAATCTTGGGGGCTTTCGGCTGCCAAGCTGGACGAGCGAAACGACAAGGTTCGCAAGGCGGCCGAGAAGGCCGCGGCGGCCATCGGGGGGTCTTCGGCGGCCGTCGGCGGGTCGCCGGCGGCTATTCCGGCCGCGAACCGGCTGCTGACGCTCGTCAGGCTCAGCTGGAGGTGGCTTCTCTGCTACGGCGCCGGCTCCTGCTTCGACTTCAGGCGAGCGAGCGGCAGCGTCGTCATGATCACGGGGCCCAACGCGTCTGGCAAGAGCAGCTTCCTCGAGGTCGTCGCGCTGGCGCTGTTCGGCGAGCCCCCTCCGACGAGGCACAGCAAGGACCACAGCTCCTCCTGCATCAACTGGAGGGGCGGTCCGTCAAACGGGCCCGCCGGGACCGCCGGCGTCCCCTCGACCGAGCTGATATTCAGGATCGGGGGGGTCGAGTACTCTCTGCGCCGAGAGTTCGCCAGGAAAAAAGGCAACTCGGACAAGCTCGGAACCTGCAGCGCGTGGCTGTCGAGGCTCGGAGGCGGCAACAGCGGCGGCGCTAGCGGCCGCAACTGGGGCAGCGGCGGCGCTAGCGGCAGCAACTGGGGCCGCGGAAAAGCCTACGGCGCCGAAGAGGTGCGCAGCGGGAGGACGGCGGTCGATCGATGGGTCGCGGAGAACGTCGGGGACATCGGGGCCTTCCTCCTGTCCTCCATGGTGTCCCAGGACAGGGACAGCGACTTTTTCTCCATGAGCCCGGCCGCGCAGAGGGACGTCGTCGACTCAGCCCTGAACGCCGAGGGCATGAGCCTTTGCGCTGAGGCGATAGACGAGTCCCGGCGGGCCCACAAGTGGGCGGCCGACTCCATCGAGACCGCGGCTCTCAGCCGCGAGCAGGCGCTCCCCAGGGGCACCCGAGCGCAGTTTGTCGAGTCCGGCCGGGCCGTCGGAGAGGCCCGCAGGCGGACCGCATGCGCCGTAGCCCGGCTATGGGCCGCCGCGACGCTGACTGTATCCGCCGACCGCCGCGTCCAAGAGAGCCGGCGGCGGGTCGAGGAAAACAGGCGGCGGCTCGAGGACACCCATCGGCGCCGCGAGGAGGATCGTAGGCGCCGCGAGGAGTCGCGTCGACGCCGCGAGAGCGAGGCGGAGCGACGCCGAGAGGACGAGGCGCACAGGATGCGCGGCGTCGAGGCGCTAAGGCGGCTGGAAATGGAGCTGCTGCGGGCCTCGGAGAGGCGTTCGTCTCCTCGAGTCGAACCTCCGGAGCCGACCGCGAGCAAGCCCGACGCGTCGGCCGAAGAGCTTGGCGCGGCCCTGTCGGAGGCAGAGGCCGCGCTCGGGGCTTCCGAGGCGGCCCTGGCCGACGCGTGCGATGGCCAGCCTGACGCCGTCCCCCTCGAGGCGGGCCGCGTGGAGACCCGGCACTTCGAGACCGTGCCCGAATCCTCCTCGGCCGAGCTCGCAAAAAAGGCCGCCAAGCACGCGGCGCGCGTCGCCAGGATGGAAGACCTCGCTCGCCGACTGGCGCTGGCGGACGCTCTGATCGCCAGGGGCCCGTTCGCCAGGGGCTGCCCCGCGTGCGACCAGAGGCTCGCGCTCGCGCAGGGACGGCTCAGTGCCGGGGCTGCGCCGGACGATGAATCCGAAGTGGAAGCGATGCGCGGGGAGCTGGCCGACCTGAGGCGCCTCCGGCCGAATGAGAGGAGGGAGCACTACGAGGCGCTGTCGGCGCAGGCGAGGGCCTGGGAGGCCGCCGACGCCGGCTGGAGGGACATCCGGGCGGCGAGGCTCGAGCGAATCGAGCACGTCTCTCGCATCGCCCATCTATCTGCTCGCGTGGCCGAGGCGAAGAGCGATGTCGGGAGGCTCGCGGGCCTGTTAGACGCCAGGAGGTCGTGGGACGACTGGGAGGCGCAGGGGCTTCCGGCAGGGTCGGCGGCTGCCTCGGCGGAGGCCGCTGAGGGCGCGGCGGCGGCCGAGGAAGCCGAGAAGGCGGCGGCGGAGGCCGCTGGGAAGGAAGCGGAGGCCGCAAGGGCCGCAAGGGCCGCGGCGAATGCTGCTCATGAGCAGGAGGCCGCGGCGAATGCTGCGGCGGAGCAGGAGGCGGCGGCGAATGCTGCTCAGGAGGCGGCAGAAGCTGCGGAGGACGCGCGAGCGGAGCATGCGGCGGCTGAGGACGCGACGGCCGCCGAAGCCGCGCAAAGGGCTCTGTCGAGGTCGCTGGCGATGCGGGCGAGGGCGATGGCTGCCGCGGCCGACGCGCGAGCCGAGAGCCGGCGGGCCTGCGCCCAGAGGGCTTCCGCGGTCGACCGCAGGGTGAGCCGCAGGGCGTCGGTGGAGGAGATCGGCGCCATGCGGGAAGCTGCCCGGCGCCTGCGCCTCCGGGAGGAAGCCTTGCGCCGCGTGAGCGAATCTCTGGCCGAATACGGAGAGCGCACCTACCGGCAGTCTGTGAGCGCCGCCCTGCAGCGAGGCGTGGCTTCCGTGCTGCGCTGCATGGGGGCGCGGGGCTTCGCCCTGAGGGTCGACTGGACCCAAAAGGGGTTTCGTTTTCTAACGGAGGCCGCGGGAGGTGCGCCGCTGCCCCTCGAGAAGGCGAGCGGGTACCAGCGGGCGTCGCTGGGCCTGGCGATGCGGATAGCGCTCTCGAGGATCGGGGCGTCGTCGCTGAGCTGCTCTCAGCTCTTCCTGGACGAGGCCTTCGGCAGCTTCGACGAGGCGAACCGCGCCGACGTGGGCGATTTCCTGCGGGGGCTCCTGGCGAGCTACGACTCCGTGGTCCTGGTGTCCCACGTGCTCCCGACTGACGCGAGGGACGAGACTGTATCTATCGAAAGGTCGGCGACTGGCGACAGCCTGCTAGTGTACGAGTGAAAAATTAAAAAAAGAAAAAAAAGAAATTGTTTAAAAAAAATAAATCAAAGAAAAACAAAATATCTCAGACGGCGCGTTTCCGGCGCAAACATTTCTCCGGCGCTGAAATTATTTTCTTGCGTTAAAAGCATATCTCAAATCCTGCACTACAAAAAATGACAGGAGGTCTCCTACAGCTCGTTGCCTACGGCGCACAGGATATTTATTTATCTTCCAATCCTCAAATTACTTTCTTTAAGCTCGTTTACCGGCGCCACACCAACTTTTCCCTGGAGTGCATCGAGCAGACATTCAACGGCCAGGCCGAGTTCGGCAAGAAGGTGACGGCCACCCTGAGCCGCAACGGAGACCTCGTGCACCGCATCTGGCTGCACGTCACCCTGCCCCCCGTCGTTGTCCCCACCGGCGCCAGCTTCCGCTGGCTCAACTGGCTCGGCCACGTCCTGATCCAGTGGGTCGAGCTCGACATCGGCGGCCAGCTCATCGACAAGCAGTACGGCGAGTGGATGCACATCTGGACCGAGCTGTCCATGAAGGCCGGCCACATGGCCGGGTACGCCAACATGGTCGGCAACATCCCGGCGCTCACCAACCTGGTCACCGGCACCGCCGGCCCCACCCAGGTCTATCCCTACAACGACAAGAACAACAGCGCGAACGCCGGCAAGACCGTGGTGCCATCGTGCTCCCTGTACATCCCCCTGCAGTTTTACTTCTGCAAGAACCCCGGCCTGGCCCTGCCCCTCATCTCCCTGCAGTACCACGAGGTCAAGATCACCCTGCAGTTCCGCGCCCTCGACGAGTGCATCTTTTACAGCCCCGGCACAAGCGCCGTGGCCAGACCCGAGATCTCCATGCAGAACGCCGAGCTCCTAGTCGACTATGTGTTCTTGGACACCGATGAGCGCCGCCGCTACGCGACTGTCAGCCACGAGTACCTGATCACCCAGGTGCAGTTCACCGGCGACGAGAGCACGTCCAGCCGCTCCAACAAGATCAAGCTCTCCTTCAACCACCCCACCAAGGAGATCGTGTGGGTCGCCGTCAAGGACGACTACGCCCACAGCTGGAGCCCCGCCAAGATCCCCACCGGACGCCAGTGGTTCAACTTCACCACCAAGCCCGACAAGACCTGGCTCACCGGCACGCCCTCCGACCCCCTCGGCGGCGGCATGAGCGCCGGCACTTCCCAGTGGTACCAGGGCGCCGCCATGAGCAACGCCTTCAGCGCCGGCGCCTCCAACTTTGGCGTCGTCTACGACGAGGGCACCAACCCCACGCTCAAGGCCAAGCTCCAGCTCAACGGCCACGACCGCTTCGCAGAGCGCGACGGACGCTACTTCAACCTCTGCGTGCCCTTCAGCTGCCACGAAAACGTCCCTGCCACCGGAATTAACGTGTATAACTTTGCCCTTAAACCTGAAGAGCAGCAGCCCTCCGGCTCGCTCAACTTCAGCCGCATCGATACGGCGCAGCTACACATCGAACTCGAAAAGGGAGCCCTCGAGGACGACGCCGGCGCTCTCACCAGCACCCGCATCAAGATCTACGCTCTCTCATATAACGTACTACGCATCATGAGCGGAATGGGCGGTCTAGCTTATAGTAATTGATTGGGTATGGGAGGGAAACACCTGGTTAACACCTGGAACTTCAAAAAATCGCACCCAAAGCATTGTTTTGGTATAGGTGGGAACCCAATATGGCGCCGGAGAGCTTGTTATTGGTATGGGCGGAAACCCTACTAGCGCCGGAAAGCTTGTTATTGGTATGGGCGGAAACCCTACTAGCGCCGGAGAGCTTGTTATTGATTCGCGCCGGAAGCTGAAACTGTCATCCGCAGCTTGCCCGTCGGCCAGCCCGACGGCTATTTGCCGCTAGCCATAGCATTCATGCATCATACGACTATATAAAGGGGATGAACTTTACATAGTGATCAAATATATCTCGAAGCTCATCATATTCCCGCAAAAAAAAAATGTCAAGCAATTCAGGAGCTCGCGGGCTCGTCGGCGGCCACATGTTCGGTAGGGAGCTCAAGAACCGCTTCAGCGTTTCAAGGGACCGCGTCGTCGTCGTTGAGACCAACCAGGCTCCCGTCATCATGGACCGCCGAGTTCACGAACGGTTCCTCAGCGAGTTCGGAAAGGTGACAATCACCATCCAGACCAACGGCTACGCCTACTTCGGGCCCGACAAGATCCTTCTCCACATCTGGATCGCCGAGACCTTCCTCGGCCCCAGGACGGCCCCCACAGTCGACCACGTGAACCGCGTCACCACTGACAACAGGATCGCGAACCTCAGGTGGGCCTCCCAGTCCCTGCAGAACGCCAACCGGGGGTGCGTCAGGACCGCAGAGAACGCCAAGCCCCTACCCGACATCGCCCCGGACTTCACCAGCGCCGACCTGCCCCGTTTCATCTACTACCGACCCAGCGCCGTCGAGAAGACGGGGGCCACCCGGGGCGAGTATTTCGCCGTCGAGCGCGGCGACGTCCGCAGGAAGACCGAGACCCGCAAAGACCTCACCCTCCTCGAAAAATACTACCAGGCCATCGCCATCGCCAACGAAGAAGGATGCCTTTGCGCCGCTGACGACCTCGAGCCGACCGGCGCCAAGCTCCGCGAAGAAGCAATCGCCATCTTTCGGGACCACGCGGCGCTCGGCGGGACGGCGCACCCAATCGCGTCCGCCCCGGTCGCCGCGGGGCGTCCTCAGGCCCCTCAGGCCCCTGAGGCCTCTCAGGCCTCTCAGGCCTCTCAGGCGAAGCGGATGCGTTCCTCGGAAGACGCCCCGGCGAGGACAATCACCCTGGCGGCGACCGGAGCGTCCTACAGGGTCTACTTGAAGGCCGGCGTGCACGTCGTTTGCGACGAGACCTACGGGGACGCTGCGGCGTCGTTGGGCGACTGGTCGGTCGAGCGCTCGGACGGCGCTTCGGTCGCGATCAGGCAAGCCATCCGGACCAACAAAAAGACGACGCTCAAGGGCGACATGGCCGCCCGGTTCCCGGCCATGCGCGGCTGGCCCTGCGACAAAATATCGCTCCCGGAGTTTGTCTGGTGCTTCTGCATGGGCCGGGAGCTCCCCGAGGGATTCTCTGTCAGCTCGCGCAACAAGATCCCAGGCGACGTCCGCGCCGCCAACCTGTGCCTCGCGCGCAAGACCGGCAACCGAGTTCCCCGTGTCGTCGTTTGCGAGCCCCCGCCAGGACTGGACGTCCCCCACGGGATCCTCCCCTTGGACATCTCTGTCGCATATCGGGCGCCGCCGGCGCCATCCAGAGAACTGTCCAACTTTTCCATCACGGGAAACCTCCTCAAGGCCGCTGGCGTCGCGTGGCGGGGCAGCACCAGCGCGTTCGCGACGCCCGCCAGCAAGTTCGAGCAGGCCCTGGCCAAGCTCCGGGAGGTCTACGCCGCCCTAGGCAGGGACCTCGACAAGGAGCACGCCGAGTACGTCTCGCTTGTCTGCGAAAACCGGGAGATCGTCCAGGCCTTCAGCGCCGTCCGTCTAGCGCTCTAGCGCCCTAAACCGTCTAGATTAGATCCCGGCTATGAACGATATTGCCGCCATGCCGAATATGGCCGCCGCGACCCCCGCGTTCTCCGTGCTCCTGGTAAAGCCCGACGGCTTTTCGTCGGGCTCGACGAGGTCGCTCTTCAGCTTGTAAGCCGGGGGCGGCGGAGCTGGCGGCGCTGTAAACGTCGGCGGAGGCTGCGAGATTGATATAGGAGGCGGCGGCGGCGCCGCGGGCGGAGGAGGAGGAGGCCGGAACATTGGTATAGTAGCAGGAGGATTTGCGGTTTGCGTCGCGGTTTGCGCTTTGCTCGGCGGCAAAGGAGCGGGAGCGGGAGCGAGTCTAGCAACCTCTTGGTCGAATTTTGTAGCGGCCTGTACGACTGCTTGAAGCTGCCGGCGAAATGGGGCTAACAATTCAGCAGCACTTCCCTCCGCAAAGAACTCTTCTATTTTATCTTTTAATGCATTCCAGAATAGAACCTCGGTAGCGGCAGCTTCGGCAGCTGCGGCAGCTGCGGCAGTAGCATCGGCAGCTGCGGCAGGAGCAACGGCGGCGGCAGGAACAGGAGCAACGGCAGCAGCGGCAGCGGTAGCGGCAGCGGCAGCGGCAGTAGCAGCAGCAGCAGCGGCGACAGCATTAGTATTTGCGGTAGCAGCTTCTGCCAAAGTTGCTCCTATAATTTCATCGTAACTCGTTTTATCCTGGTTTTCATCTTTAATAGTAAGTTGTTTGCATATGAAATACCAAAGAAATTTATTTAAATCCGGATTTTCGTCGTTGGTCATATCTGCTAGATCCAAATCATCGTCGAATTTCGTAAATTTGTCTTCCTCATATTTTCCGATGCTTAAAAATAGCTCAAATGCTGTTTTGTGATTGGAAAACGTGAGTAGTTCTGCTATAAAGTTAAGATCATTCAAAAAGGATTTAATATATTCGGTAGCAGCCGATTCTACATATTCTATTGAGTCGTCGTTGTCCTGCGAGTTTTTGTAATCATATAATTGACCATCGAATGTGTTCGGGTTATACTCATAATCTGTTCCAACAAAATTATGTAATTCCGAAAAACATGTTTCTAATTTACTTGCAAAATAGTTGTACCAATACAACTTGACTATAGCAGCCATATCTAGGTCTACGTCCTTGTATTTTTGTTTCAAATCTTCCACGCTCAGCCACTCGTAGGGAACGGACTGATTTTCAAAAGTTTTCATAAAATCTTTAAAAGGCTGAGAGTTTTCGTTAATGTTCCTTCCGCCGCCGACCATGGGAGTCTCTCTAGGCGCGGTGCCTCTTGTGGTGCGTCGTGAGGTGCCTCGTGAGGTGCCTCGTGAGGTGCCTCGTGTAGCGCCGGTAGTAGCGCCTCGTGTAGCGCCGGTAGTTGCCCCCTTGGTAGCCCCGCGTGCGCTAATTGACCTCCCTGACGCCCTGCGAAATATCGTCGGGGCGTCAGCGGCGCTCTTTGCCGGCGCAGCTGCCCGCGCCGCGTTGACGGCCTCGCAAGCCAGGCGGATGTCGTCGTGGAAGCGCGGGTGGACCTCCAGGTGGCTGGGCCCCGCGGCCGACGACATCCGGCGAATGTCTTCCAGGGACGCCATGACCGTCGCCGGTCCCGCTTTATCAGCCTCCAGAAGAGTTGCTGGTGCTGACAATCGGGCCTCGACGAGGACGTCGACGCTCCTCATCCCGTCGCGAGTAAACGCGATAGGCGGCGCGAGCGGCGGCGATAGCGGCTGACGGGATTTGGGGCTTCTGCTGCGGGCGGCAGTAGCTGCTCGCTGGAGTACGGTCGCTAGCGGGGTCCTCTCCGCGATCTCCAGGAACCTGTTTCCGGAGAGCCGCCAGGGGCCCGCCGCGCCCCTGGATATCTCAAAGTGGCTCGGGGCGCCGTCGGCGGAGACCGCGTACCTGGTGACTGCAACGCGGGTGCCCGGCTCTATCGACACTGCCTTTTTCGACATTTGGCTCTTATATACATTTTATTTTCATTTGGCTGCTCCTTTGCTGCGGCTGGCTCATTTCGTTTCAAGAAACTACGTCATCGCCCCGACCAGTGTGCTTGTGAGCACGACAGCCAGAGACGTGACGATCGCCATGGCGAACGACGCGGGGCCCGTCGTGGCCGCCGCGGCCCCTCCGCTGCTGACTTGGTTAACTTGTTTCCTCAATTCTTCCGGAGTTTGTTTTGATCCGTCTCCGAAGACGAAAATTAAGCGATTGTCTAAAATGTCTGCAAATAATGCATTATACGTTTCCAAAATATCATTTTTATCTCCATTTCCCGGGTTTAATATTTCTGCTTTCGCTTCGGCAAACGGTTCGGAAAAATGCAAGAGCCCTATGATAGCCCGAGATAGCAATATGTCAGAGTACGGCGCCACTATATTTGGAGGAATGTCGATTCCTATTTTAGGTTCATTTGTTGCGTACTCACTAAAGAAGTCATTCAAGCATTTTACAGCGCAGCTCAAATCGTTTCCGGCGACGAGGTCAGCGTATACTTGTTGTTTGTCATAGTCATTGTCAACCGGTTGATCGGATATAAATTTCGAAAAATAATATTTGGACGCAGTCCTGATGTATTCCGCTAGGGCCCTTTCCGTTTCTACCGGGCCACCGACTCTACCGCTTGATTCTCTGCGTCTGAGCATATCTGAAGCAAATTCTGGCGCTTGGAAAAAAAAGATGCCTTCGTGAAATGTTGTTGTTTCTTCGCCTATTTCGGTTTTATCGAAAAGGATTTCGGGAAACCATGGGGACAAAGTTTGTATTCCGTCTGCATTCGTGCGAAGCCTGGTTGAAACCCAACTTGTCAACATGTCCTTTAATCCTTGTGGTTCAAGCTTCTTCAACCTCGCGTTTTCGAACCATGCATCATGATGATTATTTTTAGAAGATTTAATCACCGCGGCCATCAGTTTAGCAAGCGCAGATTTTTTTGCAGATTCTTCATCTTCAATATCAAAATCCCCAGCGCCACCTCGTTGAACATCTCGTCCTTCGGTATTATTATCGTTCTCTACGATTTTCTCGATTATGCTCCATGCTTCTTCTTCATTTTCCGCGTTTTGCAAACCAGTTAACATATCTTCTAACTCTTCATTATCAGATTCACTGTCATCTCTGTAACCATAATCACTATTCATGGTTTCGTTTGTTATAATCTCCGGGAATGTCGCTTTTACAAAATATAAATACTCTGAATACCATTTTGGTATTTGATCTGTGAGTTTGTATTTTAAAGACATTAAAAAATAAATGGGAAATTTTGGGTAGAACACCAAAAGTCCCATAATAGCCCTGGCCATTAATAAGTTCATGAACGGCGTTTGTGGATTCGGTGTAATGCCTATTTTTACTCCGTCTACTTCGTAAAATTTTGTGAAAAGAGTATTTAAACATCCCAATGCGGAAGTCAGCTCGCCTTCAGGATTCGCACTTTCCGCCGTTAGAATTGTTTTTAGGGTACCTGCAAAATTGTTCTCGAGATTTGCTCCCGGAGTATTTAATACAAAATGGTTTGGCTGGACTGGAAACGAGTCAGGGGTTGTGGTGAAATAATATCTACATACGGTCTGGATGTATTTGGCCAGAGCCTTTTCGATCTTTATAGGACCCCCTACTTTTTGGAGGGTCCTTGTATTTGTTGTCTTCGCTATTTCTGATAATTTTAGTGACGCTTTCTCAGGTTTTTTGAAAAAGAAGACGTCTTCGTAATATGTACTATCGAACAATGTTTCAGGAAATGGAGCTGACATATCATGTTTACTAGTATTAGCACTAAACCACGAAGGAGGAGGAGGTTTCTTAAGCTTGGCAATCTCTGTAAACCACTCACTATGTATGTCTTTATAATCAGTAGCTACAGCTGCCAGGAGATCAGCTAACGCCGTCTTTTTGCTTTCTTCGTAATCTCCACCCCCCTGTTGATATTGGGTTCCCTGCGGAGCTATGTCCGACGTGCCCGACATAGCCGTGTCCGACATAGCCTGATAATAGGCTTTGCTTAATTTACGTAATTGCTCGTCTTCGTCCATTTTAGGTTTTACAAGTTAGCCCCGAAAAAAATTAGAGGCGCTTGGTGATGCAGGAAGAGTTGGCGGGCCTGAACGTCGCGAACGGGTCTTCCGGCCCCCCTCTGGCTCCGCAAACGGCCCAAGTCGGTCCCGAGGCAGCGGCTTTTTTCGACGACGATGCTTCGGCGTCCTCGTAGTAGCCCGGGCCTCCGCGCACCCCGGCGGAGACGCACGCGGCCAACACCTCGTCCAGGGAGACGGGGTCGATGCTGAAGGGACTTTTGCCGCGATTGGCGCTACTGCGGCGCCGGCCGATGCGCCTCTTGATAATCGCGTATTGGACCTCGAGAAGGGTGGCAGCGTCGCCGCGAGGGGCGTGAAAGCTTCGCAGGACCGTCTGCGTCGTATCCACCCCCGGCGTCAGAGCGCGGAACCCCTTGGAGCAGTACTTGAGGACCCTGAAGCACGACGATGACGTCCAGGCGCCGAAGTCGACGACGAACGACATGGTCCGAGCCGTCTCGACAAACGGCGGCAGGCACTCGACTGCGAACAAGGCGTCGTTGCCGCAGCCGCAGGCCCTCGCGAGGACCTTGCACGGCGAGAGGTCGAACGACGACAGGATTTGGGCCGCGTCCGAGTGCAGGCGCCGGACGAGCTGCACCAGGACCCCCCCGGGCCTGCCGGGCCGTGCCTCGCGTCCCTCTTGGCCGCCGGTCACCGCAGGCCTCGGCGCCCGCTCTGGTATCTCTGGTCTGCCCGGGTGTTGCGGCGCCCCTGGAACGGCGACGGTGACAGCCAGATCCGTCCGGCAGACGAGGGCTGCCCCCGGCATCGAGAGGAAGCTGTCGAGTACCGCGTCGGCCTCGTCGGGCCCGCAAGAGTGGACAAAGAGGTCGACGTCGGATCCTGGCGCCGCCATGTCGAGTATAGCGCCGGCGACAAACCCTCCGGCGGCCACGAGAGACGCCGGATAGGCTCGGAGGAGCGCGAGAACCGATGGCGGCGCCAGGGATACGAAAGACGCGACCGGGTCTCTGGATACGGAGAGCATCCTGCTGGGCTGCTGCCGCTGCCGCTGCTGCCGCTGCTGCCGCTGCTGCTGCCGCTGGGTCTGCTGGTGCCTCGCCTTGAACCCCGAAAAAAGGCCGTAGGTGAGCTCGGCGTCCTCCGGGAGCTCTTTGAACTCGATAGGAAACGGGACAGGCTGGAGAGCATCGCCGGGGATCGCCGAGGCCGACGCGTGGCCTGGGAAAAGCCGTGCGGTCCAGACCTTATGGGCGACGCGTTCCAGGGCCGCCTCGACCGTCTTCAGGGGGGTGCCGACGACGTCCGCCGCCGTCCTGACCGTTTCGACCCAGTAGCACGCCGCCCGGGCCACGGCGGCCTCGTCGCGTTCGCGGCCGAACGAGGGGCAGTCTCGGCGGTCTACGAGGGCGACGAGGGACGCCAGGGCCTCGGAAGAGACGGGGGCCGGGAAGACGCCCGTGTCCGACGGGAGGAGGTCGTCTGAAAGAAAGGGCTCGAAGTAGCGCGACAGCGCCAATGTCTTGCTAGCCCGGGCCCGGACAACTGCTCCGTCGCTGCAGAGGACGTCGACGCAGGCGGGGCGCACGGACGGGACCGCGACGGCTTCGAGGAGGCCCTCTGAGATCTCGATCGGCGGGCTGTTCCACGGGGCCCGTATCCAGCGGTGGCCCCTGCTGGGAGCGACGAGGACGACTCCCGAGAGGACGATGTCGATACCTGAGCCGGGCGAGCAGGCTGAGCCGGGCGAGCAGGCTGAGCCGGGCGAGCAGGCTGAGCCGGGCGAGCTGGAGCTGGAGGCGAACCCGAGGTCGTCGGCGTGCTGGCTCCGGGCGAACCAGTACTGGAAGCCGCCTGCGCCGGTGGTCTCGACGGGCGCCAGGTCGAGCTCGGGAAAGCGGGCTACCAGGGCGTCGTTGAGGCAGGCCGATCCTGCTCTGACGACGCAAAGAGAGTCGAGCGCGACGCATACGTCGGGGATGACCGGCTGGTCGATCGCGACGCCGCGGGCGTCGACGAGACAGGCGAGGTACTGCAAAAACCAGTCGCATCCGACTTTCCACTCCGCGTACGATTCCCACGTCCAGCACGCCTGCCGGGCTGGATCGAGGCGCCCGGCGGTCGTAGTCGCTGCGGGCTTGAGGAGGTCGCTCGGGTAGCTGCCGACCAGGAACGACTCCATGGAGGACAGCGTCTCGCAGGGAACCTCTTTCGCCATTTCGTTGATGTCGCTTTGCGTTTTCTGCGCGTCGTTGTTTTTTTGCGTTGTTTTTTTGGTGTGGTGCGTTTTTACCCCCCCCCTTTTGTTCAGGACTTAAAGAGATAGGCGGGATGGATAGATAGCCTGCATGATCGAGATGTTGTTCGGCGGCTGCGAGAATACTTGCGATAGCCCCCGGGCGGCCGGCTGCGGCGGCTGCGATAGCCGGGAGGGGCGCCGAGCGTCCTCGGCGAGCCCAGATGCGGCTCCGGATGTTGCGGCGCATGCGGCGCATGCGCCGCCTGCAGAAGGCGCCGGCGGTGGGGGCGGCGGTCCCTCGATCCCTCCGGGAGACGCGACGAAGACAAACCGGGAGTACTTTGAGCTGGCGGCGAAGTGCAGGGAAGACTTTGGGGAAAAGTGCGTGGCGTTCGTCCAGATGGGCTCTTTCTTCGAGGCGCTGGGCGAGCACGCGGACCTCATGGTGGAAAACGCCATGGTCAGGTCGTTCGTCCGGGGCGGGGTGAGGGTCGCGGGGGTCCAGGTGGCCACGCACGCCAGGGCGGTCCGAATGCTGCTCGGCCGGGGCTTTTTGGTGGCCCTGCACGAGCAGTTCGAGGTCGAGGCGCCGACGGCGAGCGACAAGAGGAAAAAGGGGCCTGCCCGCCTGGAGAGGCGGCGGACCCGAGTGTACACGCCGGCCAGCCCGCCGCAGCAGGTTGACGCGGACGACGCGCCTGATGGCGGCGGCGGAGGCGACGGCGACTCTCGCGTGCTGATCAGCGCGTTTTGCTGCGGGGACGCGGTGGGCTTCGCATCGCTCGACGCGGCGACGGGCAGGGTCGAGGTCGCCTCCGTGGGGGCTCCTCCCGAAGGGGCGGCGGAGACTCGGCTGCTCCGCTTGGAGAACATCGGCAAGGGCAGGGACGCGACAGCCTGCGACTGGCGGGCGACTGCGACGGAGACTGCCGGGGCGATAGCGGCCCACTACGTGTCTTCGCGCAGCCCGGTGGAGGCCATCGTCGCATATGTGTCGTCGAGCCTCGGCCGGGGGGTGGAGGCGGCAGCCAGGGCCTCCGGAGCATACGTGACATGCAGAGAGGTTCCGGCGAGCGCGGCGCTACTCAGCGCCGCCTACCAGGACGCCTTGCTGTGTTCTGCGTTCGGAGAGGCCGCCAGGCGCTCCATGATGGGCGTCGACGACTCGCTGGGGGTCGCGGGATATCCCGAGTGCAAGGCGGCGCTATGCGAGCTGGCGAGGTACGTGACGGCGGCTAGCCCCGAGGGCATGCGGGGGGTGATCCCGCCCGGGCCGGGGGGATCGCCTGGGCGCTTTGGCGGCGCCAATATGGCGATCGAGGGGGGCTGCATGAGGCAGCTGGACGCCGACCTGCTGCTGAGCATGTGCGTTCAGCCGCTAACGGCTGCGGGGCGCCGGGAGATGCGGGATCGCCTCTTTTCGCCCCTGACGGACCCGGGGGCGATCCGGGCGAGGCTGGACGCGGTGGAGACGTGCGGGAGGCCGATGGGCGGCGAGCGCCCATCGGGAGTCACTGTGGGCGACGGGATACGCGCGGCGCTAAAGGGGGCTCCCGACCCTCTGAGGTGCGTGCGGCGGCTGGCGTCGGGCTCGGCGAGCCCGTGCGAGTGGGAGAGGCTGGTCAAGGGCTGCGACGCCGCGCTCGGGGCCTCGGAATGTTTTTCGAGTCACTCGCCAAAGCCGAGCCAGGCGGCGGAGGCGGCGGAGGCCCACGCGGCGCTGTGTCTCGCGGTCCTCGGCGAGGTGGACCCGGCTCGAGCGGCTGAGGTCGGCTGCGCGGGGCCGACGCAGAGGGACCACTACAAGAGCTTTTTCGTGAGGGGGGCCGCTCCTCGCATCGACGAAATGGCGGACGCCCTAGACGAGCTCGAGGTGCACCTGGACCAGTTTACGGCGGCGCTGAACGACGCAGGCGGCGCCATCGGTGATCCCGTGGTGTCGGAGGTCGTCAGGGACGGAGGGGGGTCTTTTTTGATCACGACGCCGGCGCGGTTCAAGAGGATCAAGTCGGGGGCGTCGGCCGGAGGGACGTGGGGCGAGCGCCTGCGCCTGCCTGAGATAGTAGGCGTCGGCGTCGGCGCATCGGAGGCGGCCGGCCAGCGAGGCGGCGACGGGGCCGAAAGCGGCGCCGAGGGGGCCGAAAGCGACGCCGAGGGGGTCGAAAGCGGCGCCGACGGCGCCGACGGCTACGAGGTGACAGGCGCGACCGTGGCGGTTCCCGGGCGGGAGCTGCGGCACTCGGGGGCCAGGAGCGGCTTTTTCGACGGCGGCGGCAAGAGCGTCGGCGCCGACAGCGGCCTCGAGCCGGTCCCGGCGAACGCCGTGCTGCACAGGCGCCTGAGCGACCTGGGCGTCGTGATAAAGAGGTGCAGGACCGCGCTGAGAGCGGCGGTCGCGGAGCGGCACGCCGCGCTGGCCCGGAGGATCGTCGCCGACATGTCGATGCGCGCCGCACTGTTGTCGGACACCGCGGCGGCGCTGGATGTGTCGGCCGCGCTGGCGGCGACAGCGGCTCGAGACGGCCTCGCTAGGCCGGTGGTGATGGACGCCGACGGTTTCGCGGCAGGAATGAGCGCCGAACGCCTCAGGCACCCGATCGTGGCCGCCCAGGACCGCGCCGAGACGATAGTGGGCAACGACGTGGAGCTGACGCCCGCCAGGCAGGGATTCGTCGTGTTCGGCGTCAACGCGTCGGGCAAGAGCACCCTGCTCAAGGCCTGCGGCCTCGCCGTGGTGGCCGCCCAGGCCGGCTGGTTCGTCGCCGCCGACTCGATGGTGCTTCGCCCCTTCGGCGCCCTCCACGCCCGGATATCGACGACGGACGACATCGGGGCGGGGAGGAGCCTGTTCCAGAGCGAGTGCCTCGAGATGCGCCGGGTGATGGAGCTGGCCGGTCCCGGGTCGCTGGTGCTCGCGGACGAGCCCTGCTCGAGCACCGAGGCGCTGAGCGCGGTCAGCGCCCTCGCCGCGTTCGTGGAGACGCTGGCTAATGCCGGGGCGAAAGTGGCGGTCAGCTCGCACTTTCACGACCTCCCGGGGCTGCCCAGGGTCCGCGCGCTCGCGCCGTCCGTCGGAATATATCACCTGCACACGACGATCGACGAGGGCGGCGCAATTACGTTTGACCGGCGGCTGAGGCCGGGCCCCGGGTCGCCCGAGTACGGCCTGTCCATCATGAGGGCCATGTCGATGCCGCAGGCGTTTCTCCGGGCAGCCGAGGCCAACAGGAGAGACCTCGTCGGGCTCGGGGGATCGGCGGCGGCGCCGCACAAGCAAGTTGCGACTTCGGCGGCGCTCACGGCTCGCGCCGAGGTGGTTGACGGGCCGCCAAAGCGGTCAAAGTACAACTCAAAGCTAAGCATCGGCCTGTGCGAGGAGTGCGGCGCCGTCCCCGCCGAAGAGACGCACCACCTGGTGCCCCGCGCGGTCGCGGCGGCGGCTGGATTGCCGAAAAAGGCCGGAAACAGGCGGGGGAACCTAGCGGCGCTTTGCGGCAAGTGTCACGACAAGCTGCACGCGGCCGCCGGCGACGCTGGCGGGATCGTCGCGCCTAGGAGAAGGGTGTTTACCAGCCGAGGCCTAGTTTTGATGGACCCCGATGTCATTTGACGGCGAGGGATGGAGGGGCAGATGCGGAGAGGCGGGTTTAGGGGTTTTTTTAGCACTCGGCTGCCTGAAGCCTTTTATTTTCTCCGAAAAATTTTAAAAGAAAATAATAATTATTATTATGACATCGTTTCATCGAAGCTTGTCCGTCGCGACGAGCCCCTACAGCCCATCTGTGGTAGCGTCGGCGCTCGCTGTGTTCGGCCTGTCTGGCGACTACACTAGCGCCTCGCTGGGCGCCGCCCACAGGCGCGTGGCCCTGAGGTGCCACCCGGACAAGGGCGGCCGGCAGGAGCTGTTCGACACGGTCCAAGAGTGCTACAGGGTCCTGCACGACCACGCGAGGATAGTGGGGATGTGGGACGACGCGCGGAGGCTCGACGACGCCTACGAGTCGGCGGTGGCTGGGCGTGTCGACGAGGCTCAGCCGCTGCAGCCCCTGCAGCAGCCCCTGCAGCAGCCCCTGCTGCAGCCCCTGCGATTGCCGCAGCCGTATTCGCAGGCGCAGAATCCGTTGCGACCGGCGACCGGCGCGGCTTTCAACGTGGCCGAGTTCAACTCGAGGTTCGACGACAGCAGGACGCGGGTCGAAGAGAGGGACGCCGGGTACTCTGACTGGCTTTCCAAGGCCGCTGCCGAGTTCGACGAGCTGAAAAAGCCTCTGATCGATCCCGGGAAGGCCACGGCGCGATCGTTCAACATGGCGTTCGACAAGCACACTCCCGTGTTGGACGCGCAGTCGGGGGCGATCGTCGTCCGTCCCGACTACGTCAGCGCCGGGGGGCTGCGCGGCTCTCTGTTCGACGAGACAGAGGAGGTTTCCGACTACACCGTGGAGGTGGGCGGGGGGGTGTCCGGGGCGGACTGCAGGCTCGCCCACGGCAGCCAGAGGCTCGCCTCGACCGCTTGGGCGAGAAACGAGGTCAGGGTGGACCGGGAGACGTTGCGCCGGGTGGCGGCGGAGAGGAGCGGGGCGACGGCGGGGCTCGACGGGTCCTGTCAGATCGCATTGGGCATGGGGGCGTCGAGCGACGGACCGTCGATGTCTGGGGCTGCGCCGGCTGTCAACAGGTCCATTCTGGCTTCAAAGATCGACAGGGCCGTGTCCGAACTGCTAGTGGGGAAGCAGGCGCAGGCGACGCCCCGGGCGCGCGGCGGGCTCGTGTGAAATTATTTCCGATGAATAAACTAGTGAGTTTCAAACTAGTGCGTTTCATGGGCAATTCGACGGGCAAGTTCCAGAGCGACGCCCAAGCGGCTTCGGCGGCTGCTGTAAGCGGCTCCGCTGCTGCGAGCGGCTCCGCTGCTGCGAGCGGCTCCCATTCGGGGCCTTCGAAGCCTTCGAAGCCTTCGGGGCCTTCGGGGCCTTCGGCTGCAAAAAAGGGCGAACAGTCGGCGGCCGCCAAGAGTTCCGTCGTGTGCGGAGAGGCCATCGACGAGATAGTCGACAAGTTTATGGCCAACAGCTCCATCAACAGCCCGTTGGTCCCCGACTTTATCGAGCGCCAAATATATAGAAACGCCCTCACTCTGGCGCTCGGCCTGGCCGAGGAGGTCCTGGCCGGCGCCAAGCTGGAGGTGCTCGGGCACCGGGTGGAGCTGAGACTCGTGTCGAGCGAGCAGCTCGCCTAGGGGACGACCGCGATGTTGTCGACGATGGCCTTGAGGTCCTTGAAGTTGATGTACGGGGACTCGACGCCTGCCGCGCTGATTTTCGTCATGACCAGCTCGCCGCCGTCCACCGTCAGCCTGAACCGGACGCCGCCCGGCTTGCCCGCGACGATGTCCGTGAAGGCGTGCAGCCTGCCCGGGACGGACGCGTTGGAGGCGGTGAGCGTGGCGGTCGCCGGGTCGAAGGAGAGCCTCGAGGCGTCGGCGCCGAGGACCTGGATGCCCCCGGCCGCGACTGATCCGTAAGGGACGGCGTTGGACGGGAGCGCCGAGACGCCGGTTCCGCCCACAGTGGCCGGCAGGACCCCGGATATCTTGGCGGGCGTCACAGCGCCGGCGGCTATCTTGGCGGTCGTGACGCAGCCGTCGGCAAGGGCGGTCGTGCCGACGCCGCCCGGGGTGATTCCGGCCTTCCGGAGGTCCTCTATGGCGACGGCTACGTTGACGGGGGCGCCCCCGCCGACTGCCCGGCTGGCGACGAGGAGGTCGCCCGCCACCTCGGCGTTGGATAGCAGGAGCTTGTCGGCGTTGGAGTCGAAGGCGAACGAGGCGGCCTTGTGGGTCAGGACCTGTGCGCCGCCGTCGACGGCGAGTGCCGCGAAGGGAACGGCCCTCGGCGGGAAGGCGTTGTTGCCCGTGCCCCCGACGGCGACCGGGACAACGCCTGCTATTTTGTCCGCCGTGACGCTGCGGTTGCTAAGCGCGGCTGTCGTGACGGAGCCGGGGGCGAGCCCCGTGCCCAGGCTGATGTTGCGGATGGCCTGGGCGACGTCGATGACTGACGAGGCGGGGTGCCCGACGAGGAGCTTGCCCGCCACGGACATCGCGTGGCCGCCGACCGCGTCGGTGGATATGGCGACAGCGCTGTCGTTGTTGTTGCTGAACCCGAAGAGGATCCTGGAGCTCAGGGTTTCGGTCCGGATGACCCCGTCGTACTGCTTGCTGTCGGTGAATATGTCGTTGTCGCTGGCCGAGCTCTGTATCCAAAGCCCCCCGGATGCAGACATGGTTTTCCGCTAGAGCGCAAACGCGGCAACCCCGGCGTTTTTGTAAACTCGAAAAGATTTTTTAATGAAGCTCAGCGGCGCCGAAAGAAACAGAGAAAGGCTGCTATGGCGCCGCCTAGGCCCGCTGGCTTTGCATTTTGCGGCTGAGGCGCTAGCGGCGGCGCTTGTTGCCTTTGTTGCGTTTGCGGCGCTAGCTCCTTGGGGGCTAGCGGGGGCTGCGGCGCTAGCGGCGTCTGAGGCGCCGGCGGTGCCTCGTGTTCCTCGTCGGTGGTTACCCTGACCCCGAACATGACGCAGGTGGCGTGCGCCAGCGCGAAGTGCTCGTAGCTCTTCTGGCCGAAGAGGTGCAGCCGCGGGGAGAGTCCCGGGAAGTCCTTCGAGTAGACCAATACCTGCCCCAGCCCCCCCTTCCAAAGCTGGGCTCGCTTGACCTCTATCAGCTCGGTCGGGGTGACGATGTCGACGAAGCCCGAGCTGCAAGGCACCTCCCTGGCGGACCCCGGTATCGATGCGGCGAGGGCGTCTCTGACAGCCGCCTCGGGCCTCAGCTTGACGGCCCGCTTCTTGACCGCGGGGGCTTTCTTGATCCCGCCGGCTGTGACGCAGAGGACCGCGGCCGATCCGCTCGCGACGCCTTTCTTCGCCGTCCGTAGAGCGGCGCCGTTGAGATGCGTAACGAGCGAAATTGTGGGACCTTTTATTCCGCTTGTAAAGGTTTTATCTAGGCCGGAACGCGGGTGCATAAAGAGGGCGCCGTCGCCGGACGCCATCGACGCCATCGACGCCATCGACGCCCTCGACGCCATCGACGCCCTCGACGCCCTCGACGCCCTCGGCATGGAAACAAGAGAGGACTTTCGGCCCCGCCCGAGGCACACCGTGTACGGCAGGGAAGGCCCTGCGTGCGCCGCGCTACGCTCTGCCGTCGCAGGCATCAGGGACGCTTCGGCTAGGAAAAAATACGCGCAAGAGGCGGCGCGGGTGAGAAACCAGTGGGCCGCCGACGCGGCGAATAACGAGCTCCGGGCAGCGGGCGTTCGCAGATGCCCCGACCTTGGCTCCGGGGGCTCTGGCGCCGCGGGCTTTAACCTCTCCGTCGGCGCAGGAAGCTCCGGGGACCTCGCAGGGGACCTCGCAGGGGACGGCGCAGGATACATCTCAGGGGACGGCGCAGGGTACCTCGCAGGGGACCTCACAGGAAGCTCCGGGGACCTCTCCGGGGACGTTGCAGGATACCTCTCAGGGGACGTTGCAGGATACCTCTCAGGGTACGGCGCAGGCAGCTCCGGGGGCGCAGGGGATCCCTCCGGGGGCGCGGTCGGGTCCGGGGGCGCGGTCGGGTCCGGGGGCTCCGGCGGACCGCTGCGCTTCCTGACCGCGCTCGCGTTCGCCGCGGACCCCGTCGAGTCGGCGGCTCTGGCGTCCAGGAACAAGGACCCCGGCGGGGTCGCTGCCGACAAGGCCCGAGCGGCATCGGAGGAGAGAGTCTGGGCCCTGGCGGCGATGGCAAGCAGCGCCGTAGCGCCGGTCCGAGGGAGCGCGGCGGGGTCGTTTCGGGCGGCCCTGGAAGAGGGGCTCGATATGCTCCGCGGGGCGACGGTTGTCGAGGCGGCGGAGCTGATCAGGAGCGGCAGGACGGTTCGGCAGCCAGACAAGCAAAGCGTCCCGCCAAAGTCGGCCGCTCGCCAAGCGCACCTGGCGAGGTTGGCGGCGCTCGCGGTATGCTCGGCGCTGGAAGTGGGGCTCGTGGTCGAGGCCCGGGACGGGTGCCCGGTCCCGCTGCTGGTCGAAGGGTGCGGGGCTTCCGGCAGGGTCGCCTGGCTGGCCGCGCGCCCCGCGCTCGACGCTCCTTCGACGCCCGCGCCGAAGGAGGCCAGGGAGATGATAACGGCTTGGCTGGCGGGCGTGGTGGCCCGCTCGTCGACATCGGCCGGGCCCGTGGTGCCCCGGTCGCTGAGCGCGCAGGCCCTGAGGGACGCGCTCGTGGCTGCGGGGGTGCCGAGGCCGCACCCCAAGTCCAAGGCGGACATGGCGGCCGCGCTGGACCCCCGGGGCTGAGGCGCCGAGGAACGCCAAACGCGCGCGCGCGGCCGTCCATATGCGAACAAAAAAAAAATAAAAAACAAAAAATATTTTCTCTTCGGGACTCTATAACGCAGCAACGCGATGGATACGAAAAGGAAGACCAGGGAGTCGCAGAAAGCGCAGAAGAGCCCGGACGCCAAGCGGGATAAGAGGGCGGCGGTGGACAAGGATAAGTTCAGGGAGAGGAAGGCGGTGGTGGTGTACAACAAGAAGGACGACAAGGAGGTGCTGTACTGGGTCGGCAAGCAGATGAGCTTCCTCAACACGCACGAGCGGCAGAACAACCACGGGCGGCCCGGGCAGGAGGCTTCCATCACCGGATTCCAGTACGTGCCAAACAACGGGATAGTGATGGTCAAGGGGTCTTACACGAAGAACGGCGAGAAGAAAAAGCTGTCCAAGATAGTCGGGACGCTGGCCGATGACCAGTCCAAGGCGGAGCAATACGTCGATCGCTAGTCGCTCGAATAGAGCCAGCAAAATTTTGTAAAAATTTAATTGAAAATGGAAAAATATGAGAGGCGCCGATCGAGGTCCGGCAAGGCCGGCACCCGGGGACCCTCGGGAGTCTCCGAGTCCTGGCCCGGGGCTGGGGACGCTCTGCGGAAGATGCGCGCGCTCGTGGCCTCGCTGCCGGCCGAGACGCCCCTGCCCGACGCGGGCATCACCGCCAAGCGCCACCAGACGGCGGTCAGGGCCCTGCTGGCGGGCGGGTCGCCGCACCGGGGCCTCCTGGTGTACCACGGGCTGGGCAGCGGCAAGTCCTGCGCCTCCCTGGTGGCCGCGAGCGCGCTGATGGAGGACCCGGGGAGGGTCCTGGTGGTCCTCATGCCCGCGTCTCTGAGAAAGGAGTTCGACGCCGAGACGGCAAAGTGCGGCCGGGGCATCGACAGGGCCAGGGTGTATTTTTTCAGCACCAACGGGATCTCCCCGTCCAAGATCGTCCCCGAGAGGGCCCTCGTCGGCGGCGTTTCCCTCCACGGCGCCGTCGTCATAGTCGACGAGGTCCACAACCTGGTATCCCAGGTCGTCAACAAGGGCGTTGACGGCATGGGGAGGGGCCCGATGCTGTTCAGGGCCCTGTACGCAGCCCGCGACGCCAAGCTGGTCCTCCTCTCGGGGACCCCGGTCATCAACCGGCCCTTCGAGATCGCCGTCCTCATGTGCCTTCTCCGCGGGCCGATCCGCACGATCGTCGTCAGGAACCCGGGCCTCCAGAGCAGCGAGGTCTCCCGGGCGCTCGCCAGGCACCCCAGGGTCGCCGACTTCGTCAACGACGGAAACACGGTCACGGTGCTGCCCGTGCAGTCGGAGAGGCACGAGCGGCGCCGCGTAGGCAGCGGCCTGTCGGGAGACCTCGTCCTCTCGCAGGGCGCGCAAGACAAGACGGGGTACAAGACGGGGCCCTTCAGGGACCTGGGGCAGGACCTCAGGGCGCTCCTGGAGCCCTCCGGGCCCATGTCGCACCGGACCCACGACCTTTTCCCGCTCAAAGAGGCTGACTTCGACGAGGAGTTTGTCGACCCGGACGCGAACACCCTAGGCTCGGCCGCCAGGGACGACTTCATGCGCCGCGTGGCCGGCCGAGTCTCGCACTACGCCATGTCAGACCCCGAAAAGGTCGCGTTGGGCTTCCCCGAGGTGGTCGACGACCCGGCCTCGTCCGTCGTCCGCCTCCCCATGACAAAAACCCAGTTCGAGAGGTACATCGAGCACATCGAGACCGAGGCGAGGATCGCCAAGAACCTCAACCTCGCCAAGAAGCGCGGACAGGTCGACGACGCCGCCGGGGTGCACCGGACGCTCTCGCGCATGGCCTGCAACTTCGCCTTCGCCGAGCGCGGCCAGAGGCCCTTCCCCAGCACCATGACGTCGGAGACGCTCAGGGACCTCGACGCGGCTGTAGACGGCGCAGGCGACGGCCCGGGGGACAAAAAGTCTCTCTACCAGAGGGCCGTCGCGGCCGCCATGGACCTCCTAACCCGCGACGGAGGGGCGGCGCTACGCGAGCCCAATCTCAGCGCCGTGCACAGCCCGAAAATGGGCGCCATCCTCGCAGCCGTGTCCTCCGGGAGCCCAGCCGGGAGCCCCGCCGGGAGCCCAGCCGGGAAGCCCTCGACTGGCCGGAGCGGGAGCCGCCGAGGGAGCCGCCGAGGGAGCCCTAGCGGGAGCCCTAGCGGGAGCCCTAGCGGGATCAGCCGAGGGAGCCGCCGAGGGGGCCGCCTCCCCGGGCCGGACCTGCCCGCCCTCGTCTACAGCCAGTTCAGGTCCCTGGAGGGCGTCGGGATCATGGCGGCCGTCCTGGACGCCAACGGGTTCGCCAGGCTTCGCCTCAACCCCGACGGGACAGTGGCGGACGGCGTGCCGCCTGACAAGCCCCTGTACGCCGTGTACGACAGCGACAACAGAAGCGTCCTGGACGCGTTCAACGGCTCTCCCGGTCCCGCGGCGGTGCCCTGGTTCGAGCGACGCCTCCGAGAGAGGACCAGAGCCGGGACGGCCAGGGCCCACGAGTCGTTTTCGCCGGTCGACGTGCTCTTCATCACGCAGGCAGGCGCCGAGGGCATCAACCTGCGCGGGGTCCGGCAGGTGCACGTCCACGAGCCCTACTGGAACGACGTCAGGATCCAGCAGGTCGTCGGCCGGGCCGCGAGGACCAACTCGCACTCGCACCTCCCCGAGGACCAGAGGCGCGTCGCCGTCTACAGGTACGTTTCGGTGTTCACCCCGGAGCAGCGGGCCAACAAGGCGGTCCCCAGGACCGACGGCGGCAAGACGTCTGACGAGATCCTGTACGACGTCGCGTCGGCCAAGGGGAGGCTGGTCAGCACCTTTCTGGACGCCATCGCGGCCGCCGCCGTGGACTGCGGCATCTACCCCGGCGCTCGCGTGCCGGCCGGAGAGTGCTGGAGCCCCGACGGCAAAAATCAGGGACCGATGGACATCGACATCGCCGCCCGGGCCGACGCTAGGGCCGACAGGGGAACGGCTAGCGCCGGCAGGGCCAAGGGCGCCCAGGTCAGAGCGGTGCTGGATCCGGGCGGCGCCACCTTGCGGCTTTTCGACAAGGCCACCGGCGCCGACTTGGGCAAGCGTTTCGACGCCGCCGAATTCAGGGCCACCGGGCGCCTCGTGGAAGTTGAGGCGCTCTAAAGAAGGCATCGACCGGCTGTAAAGAAGGCATCGACCGGCTGTAAAGAAGGCATCGACCTTTTTGGCTAGTGCCCAAAGGGGTCCCCACCCGGGCTCCTCTCTCTTCGAGACATCGACCGGCTGTAAAGAAGGCATCGACCGGCTGTAAAGAAGGCATCGACCTTTTTGGCTAGTGCCCAAAGGGGCCCCACCCGGGCGCCTCTCTCCGCCGAGACATCGACCGGCTGTAAAGAAGGCATCGACCGACTGTAAAGAAGGCATCGACTAGACCCGTCGCCCCCCGTCCCAAACGGCGACCCCGTGCCCTATCTTGCAGGGCCTCGGCCTCCCGGCGGTGCCACAGCTCCCGGCGGTGCCACAGTTCCCGGCGGTGCTGATTGCGATCCGATTGTCTCCGGCGCCCGAATCGAGTAATGCTGCGCCGTCGGCGGCCGCGCACTGGGCGCACTCGGCGAGGAGGCCCTCGAGGTGCCTGGCGGTCGCGGCGACCGAATGGTACCGCCAAAACTGGTGGTAACCGACCGCGCTCTCGCACATGACTTGCTCCACGGATAAGCGCTTGGCCTCGTCGAAACTGGCCGTCCGAAGCCTGCTCGAGAAAAAAACGTCCTCTGGCTCGCTCATGTGCGGCGCCATCGTGTAGATCGCTGCCGTCTTTCCGCTAGCCTCGGCCTCTCGGCAGGCATTGGCGCAGGCCTGCACGTCACGCACTGAAAAGCCCCCGTTGCCCACGAGATCGGGCCCCACCCGCCGCACGAGCCAGGGGTGCTCCCGCCAGGGCGCCCCGGCGTACTCGACGAGCCTTTTGCCGCCTGAGCCGCCTGCCCCGCCGGCGCCGCCTGAGCCGCCTGCCCCGCCGGCGCCGCCTGAGAAAAGGTCGGCGAACAGGGGGATCGCCTCGATTCCCCGGCGGGCGAGGAGGCCGTCGCCCTGGACGGTGAGGACCGCCGAGCAGTGCTCCGAGACCCTGTCCCAGAACGAGGAGCTCTTGCAGAGCCGGTTGTAAGCCTCGATCTCGAAGCATCTCCCGGGCAGCTCGGCGTCAGAGAGCCGCACGCGCCGCAGGGCCCCCCCGAAGCAGGCCAGCGCGCTCCTGTAAAACGGCCAGGCGTGGTCGGGGCAGGCGACGACCACGCGCCACCTGCGCATCTCCCGGCGGTCCCCGACCGGCAGGTTTCCCGCGGACACCACGGCGGCCAGGGCGGCGCCCGGGTCCTCCCTGTTTTCAACGATCAAAATGCCGCGGCACTCGGACGCGGGCATGTCGAACGGCGCCATTAGCCGACCTGCGCCGGCGGAGCTCGCCAGGCCCACCGCCGCGCCGATGAGCACGAACCGGGAGTGGAGCAGGTGCCCGTCCTCGGGCGAGCCCGTCCTCGTGGGGCACCTGGTCGACAGGAGGCCCTTCCAGGCCCAGAGAAACACGTCCCTGCGGTAGAGCGCCGTAGCCGGCGGAGCGCAGCCGTCGCCGTTATCTGCTGTGGTCAAAATAGCGCCGCTACATACCTTGTTGATCGCCGCGATGGCTTCCGATGGGCCGTTGACTCGCAAGATCCCCGCGCATCCTGCCGGGGCCTCCTCGCAGTCGGAGGCGCAGGACACTATCGCCACGCCGCCCCCCCAAACGCACTCTAGAACGCCTTCGGACCCGAGGAGGTTGACGTACGCCCTGCACCCGCCAGCGTTTCCCGGCTCGACCAGGCCCGAGGCCGTCCCGCGGCCCTCGACGCATCCCGCCACGAAGGCGCACGACTCGTGCAACCCGAAAGTGTATCTCTTCGCCTCGGAATGTTTGCGCTCGGCGCCGCAAAACTGGGGCACGAAATAGCATATTCGCCCGGTGGACGCCTGGGCATCGACGGCGCCCTTGACGGTGTCGAAAACGAGCGTGTAGGCGGCCGCCTTGTCCGTCGGCCCGGGGTCGCCCGAGAAAACGCTAAAGTGGAGGGACGAGCCTGGGCCGCGGGACAGGGGAAGCTCGAGGGGAAAGGGGGCCGTGTCGCACATGAGAAACACGGGGGAAAGCGCTGGGAGAAGCCTGCGCCAGCAAGCGACCGCCCCGGGCTCCCTGCGGACGGGCGGGACGAGGACCGGATGGAAGTAGAACGGCCGCTCGGCCGCCAGGAACGCCTCGGAGTCGCTGATGACCACGGGCGCCCCGCCGCCCTGGGGCGCAAACGCCGCCGCGCGGACGGCGACTGCTTCCAGGAGCGCATCGACGACGCAGGCCCTGCCGGCCCGCTCGGCGGCCCTGACAGCCCTCCCGGTGACCATCGCGGCGGGGCCCCTGGCGAGCCGGGTGGCCAGGAGGCAGTTTCGGTGCACGGCGTGGGCGTCGGCGCCGGCGGGGCCGTCCAAAACGACCCCCTCTCGAGAATCGAGGCTCGCGCCGGTGAGCGGGCATTTGTCGAGCATCGGCGCCTCTCTGACCGCCGCCGACAACCGATTGACGTCATCGTCCGCCTCGGAAGCGTCCGCTGGCATACGTCGCAGGCCTAGCATCTCGCGGAGGCGAGCGTTTTGCCTGGCGCGCCTCTCTGCGCCGTCGCGGGTTAATAGCGCCTCGATAGCGCCGACGTCGGCGTCGGCGGGAAAAGCGCCGGCGGGCGCGGGGATACGCCGGTGCTGCAAGATAAACTCCTTGGTTCTGTTTGCGTCGAGGGAGCCCGGGAAGCGGGACGGCTGCGACTCGCAGAACCGGCGGAAATCGATCAAGTCTCCGTGGCACGCTGCCCAGCCCGTGGCCGCCTCGAAAACGTGGGCGAAGCAGACAGATGCAACGGCGCAACGGGAGTCGTACATGAGTTTCGCGGGGTCCTCCCCGAACGCCGGGAGCCGACCGACCGCAAGACACGCCAGGTTGGCCAGGTCGCCTCGAGTAGCATCCATGCTTTGCTTTGTTTTTCTTTGATTTACAAAATACGAAACCCTCCCTGTAAAATATTATCATCGGAAAAACTGGTCGCACGGCAGACGCGTGGCCTCTATAGATGTCCGGCGAGCCGCGCGCTCCGGCGGGGGCCGTCCGACGCGGCCATCTTCTTCTTCGCCACTCCTCTCTTTTTGTCGCGGAGGGCGGCGCTCTTCGTCGCGGCCGCCTTGCTCTTCCTCGGGCGGCCTCCTGTGCGGCCTCCCGGGCGGCCTCCTGGGCGGCCTCCTGTGCGGCCTCCCGGGCGGCCTCCTGGGCGGCCTCGTGGGCGGCCTCCTGTGCGGCTTGTTTTCGCATCCTTGTAGGCGGCCGAGGCTTCGGCCGAGGCTTCGGCTTCGGCAGCGGCTGAGGCGGAGGCTTCGGCTGCGGCAGCGGCTGCGGCGGCGGCTGCGGCTGAGGCTTCGGCAGCGGCTGCGGCGGCCTCCTGTTCCTTCTTCTCGGCGGCGGCAGCGACAGCAACAGCGGCGGCAACAGCGGCGGCTTCTTCGCGACGGGCCGATTCTTCCTCAGCGCGCCTCATGCCCGACGCGTATTGCCTGAAGGCGAAAAAGTGGAGCGTCCTGGCATCGGGCTGAGAAAGGACCCAGTCGACGTACGGCCTGTCGCGAAAGGCCTCTGAAAAAGTCTGGCCGCGGTGGCCGCCGAACCTCACGATCCAGTGGTGCCTGGTGGACTGCATGATGTCGCATTTGGTGACTGTTGTTGGATCGGAAGGACGCCTTTAAGTATCTTTTTCCGTTTAAGGGCGTGTGACGCGGCAGGCACGCAAAAAGGAACCCAAACAAAAAAAATGGACGTGGAATATCTGCGGGCGAACAGCCGGGTCCAGACCGCCATGATTTTCGCCGACACGTCTACCAGGGACATGGCGGTCTGGCCCAAGCCCTCCGAGTTCGAGATAGAATTCGAAAACCCCATCCAGAACGTCGTTTCCATGACAGTCCTAGACGCCACCATCCCCGCGACGACGTACGTGGTGGACTTGCACAACAGAACCATTCGCTTCGTCGTCCGCGCCGGGGGGTCCGCCCAGGGCGCCGACGGGCTCCAGGAGGCGGTTCTGGAGGCCCAGAGGATCCCGGTGGTCCGGCGGCTGTTTTCGGGCAAGGACCGGCGCCAGGAGAGCCCCTCGGTGGTCAGCCTCTTTCTGTACGACGGAGTGGTCCCCCTGATCGATGCGCCGGCGACGCCTGCGACCAGCGCCGTTTACCGAAACAGCGCTTTCGTCAGGGCCGTGCCGGGAGACTTTCAGGCGGTGTTGGGCGCACAGGGGCAGCCCCTGCAGCCCCACGTCATTCAAGCCGACTCGGAGACTTTTGTTGCGCCGCCGGGACCTGCCTCCGTGTTCGTCGACCCCGCCGACGGCGTCGCCAGGGTCGCCCTGGTCGTGGCGATAGCCGACCAAGCGGGCGCCGAAACATCGGCCGGTAGCAGGGCCCTGAGCTTCGACCCGCCGTACGCGCTTTGGGACCCTCTGGCGGGGGACGAGTACGCGTTTCCGGCTGCCGACACGGCCTACACCCTCGTGTACGACCAGGGCGCCGGGGAATACTTTCTGGTCTCCCACACCGAGGCGCCGCCGGATCCCCAGAGCGGGCCCGGTGGCGGCGCCGGGGGCGGCGGCCTCCGCGACCACACCCACGAGCTGGAGTTTCACACGGTGGAGATCGAGACGGGAAACTTCGACGCCGACGGCTTCGCCGACGCGTTCGACGAGGCCATGCCGCTGGACCCCGAGGACATGTCGGGCCGCGCCCGGCTCATCGAGATAGGATCGCCGTCCAGAGTGTTCTTGAGGGGCACCAGGCAGTTTATGGAGTTCAGCAAGGAGGTCCACTTCACGTCGAGGCTCCCCTTTTGGTTCGACATGGAGTCGAGCGGCATGAGGGAGGTCCTGGGATTCACCGAGCTCGGCCTGGCGTCAGAGCAGTCCCGGTACAGTCTGATGAGGTTCCTGGACAACCGGCGGATATTCGGCGCCGTCCAGGCGCAGGAGCAGGTCTGGCGGCTGTCGTCCCCCGGGGTCCTCAACCTCAACGGCGTGCGCTTTGTGATCCTGAGGTGCCCCCAGATAGAGGGCGCGAGGCCGTCGCAGTCGGCGCAGAGCTACAGCGCCGGGGTCGGTCTGCTCAAGATTTACGACCAGACGATATCGCACCTCCGGTTCGACTTTGTCAACTTCACCAACCCGGACTTTCACCCGATAGGCAAGCTGTCCCGGCTCCGCCTCCGCTTCGAGAGGATAGGCGGGGAGCTGTACGACTTCAAGGGCACCGACTTTCACATCCTGCTGCTCATCAGATACCTCGAGCCCAACCGGCCCAACTTCACCTCGGACGAGATGCGCCTCGCCCCCGACAGGAGCCTCGGGGTCAGGCACCTCAATCCCGACTACGACCCGGACGTGCTCAGGTACTTGGGGAGGGCCCGGGAGGAGCTGGACGAGAGCGACACCGACAGCGAGCGCGCCATCCTGGAAAACACGGACCACCGAGCGCGCTTCGACATGCGCCGGGCGAGAATGGCTTCGGACGAAGCCGCGTCGGACGAAGAAGAGGACGGCGAGAGAAGCTACGGGAGCGAAGAAGAGGACGGGGCCACTGACGGCGCCACCGACGGGGCCACCGACGGGGCCACCGACGGGGCCACCGACGGGGCCACCGACGGGGCCACTGACGAAGATGACTAGGAAAAATTAATTTCTGGGTATTCCCTCAAATTCCAAAGCCCTTTTTGAAGAACTCTATGTTTTTCCAGACCATTTTGCTCCTGGGCATCATGCTGACCCTTCTCACGATCATAAGCACCCTGGGGGGGTCCATCAACGTCAAGGAGCACTTTGACGAAGAGAACGCCGCCGACAAGCACGACATCGCCCGCAACATCGGCGGGGAAATCATCCGGGCGGGCGACTACGGCGCCGTGTCCAACGACGAAGACGAAGACGACGAGGCCGGCGAGAATCACATGGCGTCGCAAGAGTCGCAAGAAAGCGGCGCCGACGATTACGGGGGCGGCTCGGGAGACGGCGACGGCTCAGAGGAGAGAAGCGACGGCGCGATAGAATCGTACGCCAACGACGAGGGGATGATAGAGCGCCGCAAGGAAACGCCCCCCGATGTATCGGCCGTCATCGAGCCGTTCGACGGGGATATGTACGCCGCTTACGGCAGGTAGATTTTTTTACAAATCGAAGTACATTAATGTCAACTCTGGCCCGCCCTCTCGCGATCGTGGTGGCCTCCTGGTTCCTGGCGACCTCCCGCGTCCTGTCGACGAGCTCGGCCCCCGACGCGCTGGGCTCGCCGTCTGCCTCAGCCGGCGCTGGCGCCGCCGCGTTTCGGCCGTGGCCCCTGATAATGCAGCCGGTGTACACGATGTTTTACACGCTGGTGCTGTCTTCGCTGTTTTCGATGGCCTGGGCGGAGCACGACGCGAGGTTCGGCTCCGGGGGCTACGACGCCAAGTTCGGCTTCATCAAGGACGACGCCGCGGCCTACACGTTTGTGGCAAGGAGCGCCCTGGCGTGCGGGGCAGGCGTGGTTCTCGGGGTCTTCTGGGGGATCTACATGCGACGCTTATCGGCGCCGCCGGAGGACCACAAGCAGAAGCGGCTCGCCGTTTTCTGGTACTGCTGCGCGCAGCTGGTCATCTCCCTGACCGCCCTGGCGTCGTTCGCTGCCTCGGACGCCCTCGCGCGCTAGTCGCCCCCCTCGTCGCCCGCCCTGCTTGTCGGCTCGGGCCGCCTACTTTCTATTGAGGTTGAGCGAGTTCTGGCCCGACTTGCTCATGTACGCGGGCCTCTCCAGGGGGACCGGGTTGGCCTGCGAGATGTCGTTCATGTACGTGCGGTGGCTACGGACGCCGCTGACGACGTTTGAAACTATGCGCCGGAGGACGTTTTTGTTGAGCTCCGCGACCGAGGCGTCGGCCGTAAATCCCGGGGCGGCGCAAGTATTTTCCGGGAACACGCCCGGCCTGACGTTTGGCCCGGCAAACATGCCGGGCACCTGGCCGATCGAAAACTCGCCGCAGTTGGATTTGTTGAGGGCGTGGTCCTCGTAGACCGCCTCCATGACTGAGCGGAGCGCTCGGGGGCACTGGTCGCCCACGACGGCGCCGGTGCACGTGTAGACCTCGTGGCGCATCTGGATCTGTAGGAGGGCCACGTTGGCCTGAGAGAAAAACGCGAGCCCCGCGGCGTCGGGCGCCCTGCCCAGGGAGCGGAAGAAGGCCTCGTCTGACATGCGATGGGAAATGTCGTTTTTGTTAGCTTATTAAGCTTACCATAAAAAAATGGGACACCCTCTTTTTGTCTATGTTAGACGCCAAAATGCACAACAAGGAAAAGATGCATCGGGCATTAATTCATTATCGACACTTTCTACCTTTACACTTTCTAAGGCATGCAACACACCCCCCCGGGAAACTATCCCGAAATAAAAGGCGGACTTTGGTCGAAAGAGTTTCAAAGCCAGTCGCAGATCTCCTTGTAGAAAATCCTTTCCACACCTTGAAGTAAATCGTAGCTAGGATTCGCGGAGAGGGAATTCAGATATCCAGCACGACGGCGCATCGCGCTCTGCGTCACGCTTCGTTCACACGGAAGCGGGTCCAAAATAGGTTCCAGCCTCGAAAGCCCACATCCCTGGCTTCAATGGGACTTCGACCGCTGTTTTGTCCCCCCTATTCACCGGAATTCAATCCCATAGAGATGGCATTCGGAGTACTCAAAGCGGCGATGAGGCGTAGGTGTAGGTCTGCGGCCGTTCTTGACGAGGTGTTACGTGGCATATCGTTACTGAGCTGTCAAGCATGGTACGGGAGAACGCGGCGATTCGCTGAGGGGGTACGCGACGCGTCAGCATCGTAGCCAGCCGCCTCCGGCGTTTTAAGACAGTTGGATTTTTCCGGCGAACGTGCCGTACAGCAGCCGGCTACGTTTCCTACAGCCTATATAAAAGCGAACCGGCTCTCAGAACTCGTCATAACAAACTCAATGGATTCCCCTCGCGAGCCTTCGGGCTCGGA